AGCTAACCTCCGGGGGGCTTACTTCTGGGGGGCTTACCTCCGGGGGGCGAACCTCCGTGGAGCTAACCTCCGGGGGGCTTACTTCTGGGGGGCTTACCTCCGGGGGGCGAACCTCCGTGGAGCTAACCTCTGGGGGGCTTACCTCCGGGGGGCGATCCTCTCGGGAGCGGACCTCACAGAGGCTGACCTTCGGGAGGCTAACCTTCGGGGGGCGGACCTCCGGGGGGCGATCCTCCGGTGGGCTGACCTCCGGAGGGCGGACCTCCAGGACGCCAAGGGGATCATCGCGGTCGGTCCCCTCGGGGTCGAAAAGCGCACCATCTACGCCGTGTCTCGCGATCACGGCGTGATGGTACAGGCCGGCTGTTTCTGGGGCCCGATGGCCACGCTGCGAGCGGCCATCACGACTCGATATGCCGACGGCACTGGCCGCGAGGCGTGGCGCGCCGAGTATCTCGACGCATGCGACCGGATCGAGGCATGGTATGGCGAGGATGTCAGCCACACCGTGGAGCAGGCCCCCCGTGAAGCCTCGGGCCCCTACGCCGACGAGAAGGGGGAGTGATGGAGACCATCGCCCAGACACTCTCCCGCGAGGCCTTGATCGCGCTCGCGATCGAGCTCGCGGTGGAGTTGACCGAATCCAGGGACTCCGTTTGATATCCTTCGTGCTACTCTTCTCTCAAAGGGGCTTCATGTCCCGAGTTTTCCCCTTTCTTGCCTTCGTCCTCGTCACATCCTGCCAGGCCCCGTCGTCCCCTTCCGGCGCTGTCGGCCAAGACACCGATGTTTTGCAAGTCGATAGTGACTCGCAGGTGCAAGCAACTATTTCCGGCCATTCGTTGACCGGGGCTTGCTCTCAAGGCCAGGCCCTCGAAGTGGACCTCGGGACCACGGTGCCCGTGGGTCTCCAGGTCGAAGTCACCTACGAGAACGGGCGGGCGGAAGTCATGGTCCCCGACTTCGTGTCCCGGTCCGCGCTTGGTGACGTGGACCTCACCCAGTACGAGAGCCCGCTGTATCGGGACGGCTCTGCACTGGTCTTCACCTGCGGGTACAAGTTCGAGCGCCTCGGCCCGGTCATTGACGGGTCGTCGGCGGGCAAGGCCATCTCGTACCGTATTAGCTGGGTTTCGTTCTAGGCTGTCCCCAGAATCTCCCAGTAGTGTAGGTGGCCAGCCGTGTTCCAGTCGTCGTGGAGCGACTGGAGAAAGACGGGCCAGGATACCCACGTGCTCGCCACCCTGGTCGCGTAGATCGTGTCGCTCGCTGCCCCATCCTTGCGCCGCGGCGAGAGGGCGAAGGAGCTCAGGGTCGCGGAGTGCCCGAGGCGCTTGGTGGCCACTCCATCGAGGTTGAGGGCGGACCAGTGCGCTCCGTACTTCACTTGGGTTAACCACGCCGGGAAACCCGCGTGGAACGTCAGGGAATCGCGGAACGTGGCGAGCAGTCCTAACCTGAACGACCACTCTCCCGCGCCGTAGCCGGCGGGCACCATGTAGGCTGCCTGGGTGGTGTAGTCGTAGGCGTTGTTGATGCCGATGCCCGAGATGGCGCATCTACGCCTCGTGCTCTCTGCGCCGACGAACGTGAAGGACTGGCCCGTGTTGGCCCAGTGCGCCAGCCGACCTGTGGCGTTGTTCAGCTCATGCCTGCCCACGAGCTGGCCGTACAGGGTCCGCCCGTCCGCGTTGCCGTAGGTAGCTGACTCGCCGATCGCGGAGTCAAGGCCCACGAGCACCTCGCCCACCGCATGGCATCCGTAGTCCTCGACCGTGCCGGCGAGCTCCAGCCCGAGCAGGAGCATCCGGGGGGTCTCGATGTAGTAGTAGGCCTGAATTGAGCCGATGGCAGAGGCGCTGCCGGAGTAGTTCGTGTGGCGCTTGCCCCCTGTGACAGGGGCGGTCTTCCAAGCGGCCACATCGGTGCCACCATCGGGGGCGACGAGGCTGATGAGGGTCGCGGAGCAGGAGGGGTTTTTCAGGGCTGCGTCGATGCCCGCCTGGGAGCCGTCGGCGATGATGGTCTCGCAGGGCCGGTCCGCGTGGTAGCGCGAGGCGACTTGGAGGCGGATGGAAAGTGCATTTAGACTCATTGCGTACACCTCACAACTTCAAAACCACCAGGCACCTCGACCACGACGTCCTGCGCGACCGCCATGAGCAGAGCGCCTGTGACCGCAGCCCACTTGAGCCGCCCGGGCAGGCTTGCGTCCACGGTGAGCACCTGGCCCTCGCTGCCTACGGGAAGCCGAGCAGGGGCCGTGCCGTCGTGGTACTCGATGTCGCCGGCTGTGGTGACATGGGCGGGGCCTGCGGGGCCCTGAGAACCCTGGACTCCTGCAGTGCCAGCCGGGCCTGCGGGGCCTGCGGGGCCGGTTGGTCCTGCAGGCCCTTGAGGCCCGGCACCACCGCCGCCGATGAAGTGTACGATCATGCTGTGCTCCCAAGAAGCAGGAGATTCCACGCTGGATGCCAGACGGTCAACCCGATCACGGGCTCGCCTCTAGAGTAGCACAGCCGAGTGATCGTTGCCGTACAATCTGCGAAAGCCGCGATGTCAGGATCCATGTAACGGACGTTCATGCCGAGCTGATACCTGAGCAGCACCGCTGGCAAGCAGGACCATTCGACGTAATAGGCCGGAAGTGTCCGATGAGCTACGAGCCAGTCAATCACGTAGTTTGCAAGTACGTCGTCATGGATGTAGGGCGACTCGATGGCCGTAGCCGGACGGGTTTCGCCCACCATCTGTTCCGACAGCCTGCACGCAGCCGAATTCGAGGCGTCTCGTCGGATGATCTTCTCGAAGGTGTTGTCGAGGGCGTTGAACCCGTACCGGAGCTCGAAGCTGTTGCAGAGCGACTCCTTGTCCGTCTCGTTGCCCCAGACCAGCCGCTGCACCAACGGGAACTGCTTGCCTACGAGCTTCCCGTGGATGTTCCCTCGGTCTGGAAAAGGTCGTCGATCTACGACTACGGGCCCCAGCCCTTGCCCAGCGTAGGTCATGAAGATCATGGGGAAGCTCGCCAGTAGGGTGCTCTCCACGAAGTCCTGCACCGATACGGCATCTTCCCCTGATGCGTTGATGAGTACGCTCGGAGGGTACGCGGGCATCGACACGTCGGCCAACGAGAACAGGTCCGGATTCAAGCCGAGTCTCCCCAACGATGTGTAGCCTTCCAGGAGCTTCCGGACGATCTGAACCACGGACATCGCCGGAGTGGTCGCGAGTCTGTACAGGTTCGCGTAGACCGTGTCAGTGTCAATCCAAGGTCCCGCGCTCGCTGAGAAGTCGAGCGTCTTGCACGGGGTTCCCTTGCCGTCGATGTCGTCTACCTCGGTGGGCAAAAACGCCCCCGCGGTGACATAAACCGCGTTTACCTGCAAGTCTTTTCCGGGCGCGCACGCCAGGAACTTCAAGCCGGTTGCTCCGAAGTCGTTCAAAACCCGCTGGCAGGGTACATATGGGTAGCCATTGAATATCAACGGGTACCGGGTTCCCACTGCGGCTTCAAGAGTTAGCGGCCATCGGTCCAAGTCTACGGCCGTCTCGGGTACCTGGAGACTCTGGGTCGCCCGCGGGTCCGAAAGCTGGACATGCACGCCTTCCCCGTCCGCGCCCATGGCTACGCCGCCGGTCATGTCCCCGCGCAGGAGCACGTAGCGCAGCTCGTAGTCCCCGCCGTCTACCTGGAGGGATATCTCACCCACGCCCGCGAGCATCCCGCCCCGGAGCAGAATTTCCGACGGTCGCACCACGAACGCCGGCAGGGTGAACGTCAACGACCGGGCGGACGCGGAGTTCGACCCGAGATCCAGGACGTGGTCGATGTCAGGCTCCTCGATGAATCCCTGCTGGTACTCGTAGACCGTGCCGTCCAGCGACGACGTCGTCTTGATCGGCCCCCGCGCGAACCTGACCACGACGTCCCCGCCGAAGACGAGCTCCACGCACATGTAGACGGACTTGAAGGTCGGGTCTCGGTCACACACGGCCTGCCAGCAGGCGTTCATCCGCTGGCGAGGCCCGACGCCCCACCGCTTCCACCGCTCGAGCGCCGGAGTCGTGAAGACCATTCTACACCTCCTCAATGAACGTCAGGTCCGTATCGCCAGCCTGACGCCAGACTCCGTCCGAGTCCGGATACCAGGCCGCATCGTCCATCTGACCACCCGAGTCCCACCGGCCGAAGACCAGAGTGTCTCTGGACGGGTTCGTGGAGTCGAGTACCAAGCCAACAGGATGGACGCTATACCCGTGAAACCCCCGGAGCATGTCCCGGACCGACCGACGCTGCTGGTCTGGATAGTCTCCGACGATCATGCCCTTGAAGGTCCGCTGGGCCGGCCCTTCTTCGTACTGCCAGGACGCCCCGCCCTTCGCGCGGTACTCGGTCACGTTCGGCTGTTCCGAGTCCGTGATGGACCATTCCAGAGGCACGTCGAACCGCTGCCAGAAGCCCGGTATCATCGACCCCAGGCGGTGGGTTCCCGTCGAAGTGCCCATGATGTAGGCCACGGCTGACAGGTCTGGGAAGACCAGCCGGAAAAAGTGGTACTGTTGAAAAGCCTTGCCCATGAAGACCATTCGGTCCCCGTAGATGCAGGCCTTCGCCCCCGGCGCAACGCCGATAGACACGAGGTCGATTCCACCCTTGGCGTGCAGCCATCCGTCGTCGGCCACCTGGTTCTTGAGTTCGACTGTGCAGCCCGACGCCCCGCCAGCCGTCGTGAATCTCAAGTAGCACCCGAGCAACATCCCCCGGCGAGGCGAGAAAACAGCACCGGAAGATGTCTGCACCTGAACCGCACTTCCATCCACGGCGAGCACGGTCAGGTCCGTGTAGATGTCTGCGTCCAGGGCGAACTCCGCAGCCGGTGCCAGCCATGCTGCTGCCGTGTCGGTGTTGCTGAACTGAAGCGTACATGTCCGGTCTACGGTCCCGACCAGGAAGAGCGCGTTCATCTGCCACCGGGGCTTGCTGGAAACCAGGTCGCACTTGAAGACGAGTTCCTGCGCTGCCAGCGTGGTCGATTCCCAGTAGTACCGTGGCGAGTCCATCGAGAAGTTCTGGGCTCCCCGTTGGTGGTCCAACTCGCCCGTGAAGTAGTCCTGGTCCGTGGCTCCCGAGCCGCCCCACCTGACGCGGACCCCGTTGGCCGCCAGGATGGCGTTGCGGTTCAGTCTCGTACCCATGAGGTCGGTCGGCTTCACGAGGTCGAACATCTGCCCGAGGTCTGAACGCCTGGAGATCTCCAGGCCGGACCACTTGAACACGGATACCGTCCCCGCGCCCGTCGCGGCCAGCAGTCCGACGTAGATCTCCTGCGAGGCGTAGTTGCCTGAGGCAAGGGCAGCAGGAGCAAGCTCGGTCCACACAGCGAGCGGTCCTGCGGAGACTTTGCGCCAGCGCAGCCCGACGGTCCCGTTCGCCAGGACGATCCGAAGCTCGCACTCCTCCGTGAAGTCTGTCATGGCCACTGACGAAACCAGCCCTGGCGCTGCGTTGTCGTAGATCGCGATCCGGTTGTTTCCGATCCGGACCGAGAAGTCGTACCCGAAGGGCGCGGTGGCCAGGGCGATGATCCTGACCCCACCGTCATCTGACGTGAGCGGGTCAACCCGTTGCGCGGTGACCTTGGCGCGTATTTGGAAGACGTAGCCACGGTCTACGGACCCAGTGCCGTACCGGCCCCATCGGTCCTTCGTCGAAGCCGGGAGACCCAGCACGAGGTCGTAGCGTCCAACATCAGCCGCCGCACCCGAGGTGATTTGCACCTCGTCTTTCGACCACACGAACACCGGGGCTCCAACGACGGTCCGGACCCATGGTGTGATGGCTGACGAAGCGGCTCCGCCGCCCGCTGGGTCTCCCAAGCACGGCGACCACTGGTAGGAGCACACCGCCGGGGAGGACATGAAGATGTCCGACGAGGCCCAATCGAGCAGCGAGTAATCCCATGGCTCCGGGTCGTAACCACCAGACTGGACAGTCCATTGGCCAGCCACCACGGGGTCAGCTCCCACGGCTACCGTGGAGTCGTACAAGCCCGCCGAGTGAATCAGACGATGTCCAGCCCAGCACCCGCGCGGGGCGTGCGGACCGTACCGCATGACCCCCGCAAACCCCGTCAAAATGCCCATATTGACCCACGAAGCCGGGTTCGTGGGGTCTGCCGGGTTGCACGTCGCCACCACGATTTCCGAAGCGTCGGTTCCTTCGACCCAGGCGAAGCACCAGATCCTTTCCGGGTCCCGGACGAACCAGACGGCCTTGACCAGAGCCGACGTCGCGTAGCTCGACAGGTCCCAGTCCAGCGCCGCGTAGGTTGCCCAGTCTTCGTCTCGCGCGGCGATGGCGAAGCGGACCGTGTCGCACGACGATGGCAGGTGCGCGAGGATGAACGTTCCCGACACGTCCCCGACCCCTACGATACCGAACGGGTAGGAGATCTGGGGTCCGCCTCCAAGACCGCCCCAAGACTGGATGTATCGCGCGGTTGTGACGGCTTTCCACGACGACCCCCGGTCCGGAGAAACGATGGTCTCCATGGTGGCATAGGTATGGCCGGCGTCGTTTGTCGTCAAGAACGCGCACCGGACCCAGTCGCCGGAAGATTCAAGTTGGTGCTGCCCGTTGCATGCCGCCGCTGCTCCGACAGATACGAGCGCCCCAATAGACGTCTTCGAGAGCACTCGCGAACCCGAGCGAGTCCAAGTCAGCCCACCGTCCGTGGACACCTGGGTAGCCAGGTTGATCGTCCCCGCTGTACTCTTCTGCGGGTATGCTAGGAGCATCGATCCGTCGGGGAGCTCACAGAGCCCGAGCCCGTTCCTGGTAGTAGTCGCCGGGTCGATTAGGCCTGTAGTCGTGATGTTCACGATGGACCACGCGGCCAGGGTGAAGTCGTCCACGTCCTTGTAGTAGATCCTGATGTTCGTTGCCGACATCGTCTTGGCAATGAGCACCCGCCGGAAGACCGTGGAATAAGCGATGTCATGGGCCGCCCACCTGGCCCCCGTGTCCACGGTCTGTTGACGCCAGAGCTGCGTCAAGGCGTTCATGGCCCGCCACGATTCCGCCGTGGTCTCTGACGTGTAGCGCCAGAGCCAACCCCCGGACCCACCGACCCCGCCCTCTCGAAGCAAGTATCGAAGCTCGGTGTCCGCCGTAGGGGTTCCCTCCTGGTATCCGACCACGGACCCGAGGTTGCTGACGTCGGGCTGCACAGGGCCAGCGGAGATCCCGCCCTCGGACGTTACCCGAATCAGGTTCGTTGACCCGTCCCACTGGGGGTCCTGCAGGACGAGGTACTGCTGGGGAGTTCCGGCCAAGGCGTCGTCGGTGGCTACCTCAATGCCCCCCGCCGCTGTGTAGAGCCCTCCGAAATCGAAGGTCTGGACCCACCCAGCCCAAGACCCGGTGTTGTTCTCGCGGTTGATCGCCAGTGTGGTCTGTGCGGTCGGCCGCAAGAAGAACTCGGCTCCGGACACCGCCGGAGGTGAGGCGTTGCCGGAGTTCGCGGTGTACCCAAGCCCGCCGCGCTGTCCGCAGGTCACCAAAGACGAGTAGCCTTCAGACCTCACCGGCGCTGTAATAGATTGCAGCACCTGCAAGGCGTTATTCGTGGCGATGTAGCCCCACTGGTTTTTCAAGTCTGCGTGGCTCAAAACGTAGATGGCACCCAGGAAGGCGTTCGGCTGCCAGAGCCCGATGGACAGGCGCGACTCCGACGCAGCTTGAGCTACCCCATCTCCAAGCCCCATCGCCGGGGAGAGCCAGCAGGAATCGGTAGTCGATGCCTCCGCACAGAACCCACCCCACACGAGCGTCTTGGTCGGGTCCACGGCGTCGGTCAGGTAGAAGGTCTGGTAGTCCCCCGTCGCGTTGACGTCTGGCCCGCCGCCCGTGGCCTGTACCAGGAGCTGCTGCACCTGCCATTCGTCGCCCCACTCCACCACGTAGACCCACGCGGTCATGGCCAGCAACGACGTCGCCGATGCCGAGTAGCGCATGGCCTGGATACCTGAGGTTCCGGTCGGTACGAGCGCCACGCCTTGAGACTGGATGTCCGCCGCCCCGTGTGCCACGGTCGGCTGCAACCCGCCACCTCGGTGCCCGCCGAAGAGCACCACGCGGTCCGGAGTGGTCCACGGGGCGTTCGCCGTGGCATTGACGACCTGAACGCCCGTGTCAGCCATGGCTGGCAGGGCTACGGCCTTCACGTCTACCAACCGGAAGCCCTGGTGAGCAGACCCACGAAGGCACTCGACTACGATGACCTCCCCAGCCCATGCGTGCGCGTTGTTGCCCCTGGCGAGCCTGATGACCTTCGAACTCGACGACACTCCAAGGTCCCCGGTGCCGTAGGGGTCCTGAGATACCCATGCGTTCCCGTCCGCCGGGTTTGGGGTCGCTACCGCCGTGTCGGTCCCGATGACCATAGCGAAGTAGTTCGGCACGAGCGGGTTCTTCAGAGTCAGGTCGTAGGTCGTTCCGGTGAACGTCGCGCCCGTGATCCTGTAGGTCGTCACCCGGAAAGACGGGAGCGAGTCCTGCTTCGTGGTCACCTGCGAGAAGTCCGCGGATTCAAGCCATCCGACCCACGCCAACGCCGGAGCAGGGTCCAAGGTCGTCGCTCGTACCTTCGTCGATCCCGTAGGCCTGGAGACCAACAAGGCCTCGGACAGGTCCGACGTCAACGCCGACGGGACAGATGCTTGCAGGTGCGGCAATCTTCCACGGGTTGACGCGGCGTAGAGCGAGTCGGCCAGCGAGTAGACCTCGTCTTCGAGCACCGCGTCCACGGTCAGGTCCATAGACCCCGCGCCCATGGCAGCCGTCTTGAAGACCCAGTCCGTGGTCAGCTTTGCATGCTGCAACACGAACACGTCCACCGACCGAGCAGCAAGACCTTGACAGCACCCGACGGCCGCCTTGGTCTCAAGTGCAAGCTGTGCAGCTCCGTCTCCGATGGTCGCGACCTGTGCGAGCGCCATGCTCCCGCAGTCCAGGCCATCGGTCCACCCGGTCGACCAGCACCAGGTATTCGCGCGCACCGCCGGGTAGGTCAGTGTCGCCGTGGAGTAGTGGGCGGCCAGGGACAACGTCGCACCCGAGTTCGTGCCGAGCACTGACACGCGATCTACCGTCCACTCCGAGCCCCACTCCACGACGTAGGTCGTGACCGAGCACGTCAGAAGCTGAGCGGGGTTCGGGGTGAACCGCTCGAAGTTGAGCTGATTCGTCCCGGACGGGTAGACCTTGACCCCCAGGCTGAACACCTGGTTGGCCGCCGCCGCCACGCCACACGACAGGCCGCCACCCCGGAACCCGCCGAAGGTCACGACGTGGTCCAGATTCGTCCATGCCGCGCACGTATCCACGACGGTCTGCGTTCCCGGAGCTCCTACCGTGCCCATGGCGGTCATAGCCACGTCAACGAGCTTGAACCCTGCTCCTTCTGAGTCTGCCAGGCACTCCACGACCGTGACCACAAGGTCCGCGTTGCACCCCACCGAAGTAGTGCGCTTCAGTTGCAGCCAGTTTCCCCCGGCGACTGCGAGGTCCCCGGTCCCATAGGGGTCCTGCGTGACCTGGACGCCGACGTCAGACGGGAGCGTGTCACTAGCGGAGTTCACGGCCCACTGGCAGAGCACGAAGTAGTTGACCGAAAGCTCATGTCTGAGTCGAAGGTTGAAGGTCGCGCCGGAGAAGTCCCCAGCAGCAAGCTGGTAGGTCTCGACTCGGAATATCGGGGTGTTCGCCATGTTCTCGTGCTCCTACTTGGACCAGCCGTTGTACTTACCACGATCCAGCCCGGCCTTGACCTTCGCCGTGGACCTCATCATGCGAGTCAGCTTCGTCGCCCGTCCGGAGTTCTGCCCGTTGACCAGGGCCGTCTCGACAAGCCGCCCGTCGGAGTAGATGCCGATCTGAACCGGCTCGGAAGACCGACCGCCAGCGCCGGAAGGAGACCCCGCCAGCGCCGGGTCAGCGCGGTCCGGGGCTCGCATTGGGTTCCTGGACGCCGGCACCACCATCTCCCCAGGGTGGACCGTGACGCGCATCGTGGCGGGCACGTAGTTGATGCCGGCGTAGTGGGACCCGGAGTCTTCGCTCCCGAGTCCGACCGCCGACAGCACCGCGTTCCAGGCCGCCTTCAAGAGCCCGATCAGGGCGTCTACCAACGCTTTCCAGGCCCCGGTGAGAGCCTGGACGATGGCCTTCCCGATGGACACGGCGATCTCGGGGATCTTGGCGATCAAACCGAAGACGATCGCTTCAAGCAAGGACACGGCAATGGTCGGAAGCTGTGGAATGATGGCCGTGATGATGTCCGGTATCAAGGCCACTATTGCAGGAATCAGAGTCGGGAGCGCCTGGGCAAGCGCGATGATCAGGTCAGGAATCATCCCTACCAAGGTCAGGATGATGAAGGGCACCTGCGACATGACCGAGTCGATGATTATGGGCACGGCCCGGAGCAACGCCGCGATGAGCCTTGGCACCGCGCGGATCAGCGCTGCCAGGATCTGTGGTATGGCCCCGATCACCGAGTCGATGACCGCGATGATGATGTCAGGGAGCGCCTTCACCACGGCGTTGAGGATCTCCGGCAAGGCCTGCAACACCGCTACGACGATGTCGGCGACACCCGCTACCAGGCCGGTGATGATGACGGGAATCTGGGCCAGGAGTTGCCGGACGAGTTCGGGCACCATCTGGACCAGGCCAATCACGAACCGGGGAATCTCTGTCAACATGGAGTCGATGAGCTTCACCCCCGCATCTACCAGGGTGCTCATGAGAGGCGGAAGCACCGCCAACAGCGCGGTGACGATGCTCGGCAACGTCGCGATGAAGACGTCTACGACTTGCGGGATGGCCTGGACGAGTTGCTGCAGCAGAACCGGGATGGCATCCATTAGCACCGTGGAAAAAGATGCTGCACCTGCAACGAGATTTTCCACGTACTGACGGGCGGCGTACTGGGTGGCATCCTCTCCTTCCCGCTGGGCGCTCGGAGCTTTCGCCGAGACTACTGTCTCCCACGCCGCATTGACGGTCCCGACGGACTCGGTCAGCGATTGACTGATGCTCGACAGGGCATCCGACAACGAGAATGCGAAGCCGGTCAGTTTCTCCAAGGCCGACGACAAGAAATCTGTGAACCCTCGCGCCGTGGACCACACGGACCCGATGGCCCCCGCTACGTCGTACCAGGCATCGGTCACGCGCGAGAGCCAGGAGATCTCCGCTTCGGCGTTGCTTGCTGCCTGTGCAGCTTCCTCGTCCCGGGCCGCCTGGATCTTGTCGTCGTAGAGCTGCGAAAGTCGGGTCTTGTAGACGTAGAGCGAATCGTCGATGCCCGCGAGCGTGTCCGCCTTCTCTCGTTCCAGTTTCTCCGAGGTCGAAAGCCCCTCTACTTCCAGCGCCGCGATGAGCCCGAGCACCCGCTTCTGTTCTGTCATCCGCTTGTCAGCCGCTTCCTTGGCAGCGTCGATGATGAGCTTCTTCCGTTCCTGCTCCCCGATCCCGGTGAGCAAGGTCAGGTCCGCTTGAAGCTGGGCTTGAAGTCGAGCTACCTCCTTCGTGTTCCCCCCCGCCGCCTTGATCTGGTCAGCGTAGGAGGCTTCGACTTTCGCTTTCCTCTCGGCGATGTTCACGTCTACCCGTTGGAGATCGGTCTGCGAGAAGCCCGCAAGTTCGGCAAGCAACCCCCTGTGCATCTCTGCTACCCGGTCAACGTACTCCTTCTCTTTCTTCGCCCCGTCGGTGGCGGTCTTGCCGCGGGTCTCTCGGATCCGGTCGTGGTTCTTGGCGATTCCGGCCAGGACATCGTTCTCGGCCTTGGTCAAGTCCCCGCTGAGCTTCGAGATGGCTTCACGCTGTCTCGGCACCTCGTCTTCAAGCTGCGCTATCCTGGCCTTCGAGTCGGTCACCATCTTTCGCAGGGCGTCCCCTGTGGCCCCTGAAGTCGAGATCTTCGCGGTCTCCTCCATGCCCGCCATGGAGTCCTTCAACTTCTGGAGTTCTGCCGCCGATGCTCTGGCGGTAGACTCCATCTCCTTCACGCGGGAATTGAAGGCGTTCACGTCGTCCGGGTTCAGGTCCGTCCCGATGGACGCCGCCGTGCGAAGCTGGCCCCTGACGAGCACCAGCTTTCCTTCTGCCTCCATCTGTTGAGCCGTGGCCCCGGTGAGCTTGGAGAGAATCTCAAGCTCCGTCTGTCGGGCCCTCGACACGTCTCCGGCCGCGAGCTCGGCAACCAGCGCCGCCTTGGCCTCCTCACGCTGGGTCGAAAGCAACGACTCCAGGTAGGCCGCCCGCTCCTGATTCACCGCTGCGGTGCTTCCAGCCAGGGCGTCTTGGGCGTCCTTGAGGGCCCGCGCTGACCTCTCGGCTTCGTTGTACCGGGTGATCAACGCTACCATTCCGACTACCAGCACCCCGATAGCGGCGATCAATGCGTACAGCCCGCCCGTGGCAGCGGTCAGCTCCGCAGCCAGGGCCCTCACGTCCCACTTGAGCAGGGCCACGACCACCTGCGCTTCCGAGACGGCTTTCACGAAGGCCATTACCTTCGTCGCCACCCAGATCAGGCCCATGGTCAAGGCGATGTCATCGAGTAAGGGCAGGATCGCCTGGAAGATCGGTATCAGCGCCTTCACTTCCCCGGCGAAGTCAGCGACCGCCTTCAACCACCCGGCGATGGACTCCCCGATGAAGTCAGCGTTGGTGTTCAGGAAGTCCGTCACCGACCCGAGAGCGTCTCCCATGTCCGACGTGATGGACCCGGCCACCATTCCGAGCGCCTCGCCAGTGGCGTTGACGACGTTCATGACAGCGCCGAGGAGCTCCGCAAGCGGCCCCTTGTAGGTGTCGAAGAGTACCAGGAGGACTTCTTCGGCCGCTGACTTGAGCATGATGAACGACCCGGAAACCGTCTCGTTCATCTTCGAGTACATGGCCTCGGCTGTGCCTGTGGAATTCTCCAGGTTGTTCAGCATTTCCGCGTACTTCGTGGACCCTTGCGCAGCTTGTTCGGCCAGCGTCTTGATGGTCGCTCCAGCTTCGACCCCGAAGACGACCATGGCGTCCGTCGTGGTCATCCCCGCCTTGCCCACGGCCTCCAGAATCTGTGCGAAAGTATTGGTCTCCGGGTTCACGGCCTCCATGGTCAAGCCGTACTTGGCCATGGTCTCGATGTTCTTCTCGTTGACCATCGTGGCCTGAGACATCGAAGACCTGAGCGCCGTACCAGCCCGCGCCCCGTCCAGGCCTGCATCCCGGAACATGGCCAGCGCCGCCACGGTCTGTTCGAGTGACCACCCGAAGCCCGCGCCGACGGTGCCGCCGTACTTCATGGCGTCCGACAACGAATCGACCTTGAACTGACTGAGGGCCGTCGCCTTGGCGAACACGTCCGCGATGCGCCCGGACTCGTCAGCCGTCAAGGAGAACTGCGCCATGGTCGCGGTCAGCGCCGCCGCCGCCACGTCCATCGAAGCACCGTCCACGCCAGCGAGCCGGAGCGCGTCTCCAGCCGCCTTGATGGTCGCCGCCGTGTCGAGGCCCGACCCAGCCAGCAGGGCCATGGCGTCGGCCGCCTGGGACGCGGAATAGGTGGTCGTTGAACCCAGCTCCCGAGCCGTCGCGGTGAGGTGCTTCATCTGTTCTTCGGTGGCCCCGGCGACGACGCCGACATACTGCATCTTCTGCTGGAACTGGGCACCGACTGCCGTTGAAGCTGCCGCCAGTCCAGCCATGGCCAGCCCGGCCGCCTTCATGGCCCCGACGACTACGGTATTAAGCCCGTCTGCCCAGCTTTTTAGCTGGCTCCCAAGCGCGTTCGTCCCGGACTTGACCTGTTCCACGCCTTGCGAGAACGGGGTGGAGTCCAGTAACATCTGGATGACGAGTTTTCCGATAGTCGTAGAGTCGGCCATGAGGGGCTCCTTGAGGATGCCCCCAGTCTATCCGATCTTGTCGGTCGCACCTGATCGGATCTAGCTGGCTCGACCTACCCTTCGACTTTGAACCTGAAGCCGTTGGCGTTGGACTTCGCCGCCATTATGATCGCGGCGTCCCGCTGTTGAGCCCGCTTGATGGCCGCCGGGTCTTCTCGATTCAGCGTCGTCCGTCGCTTCGCATCGCCGGGTTGGCGTCGGGTAGTCTCTCGCACCTGCGAGGACTTATACTCGGCTCCAAGCCCGGTAGCGATGGGCCCGAGAATCATCTCAAGCTGCTGGACCTTGTGCAGGGCGATGCACTCGGCAACGAGTTGCACCTGCTCCCATGACCATCGGTCAAGAACCTCCAAGTCATGCCCGGAAGTGAAGACGATTCCGAGCGCCTGCTTCAGTTCACGAGGGGAGAACTCGCGGTCTTGGCTCGCGCCGTCTGGACCAGCCGCATCACCTTCACGGCCGCCCTCGCGCCGAAAGGGAGGAGGGCCTGTACCATCTCCACGGTGTCGAAGACGTCCACAGCAGAGGGCTTGTCGAGGCCCTCGGTCAGGTCCGAGCACGCGGCAAGGGCCCGGTCAACCACCGGCCGGAACACAAGGCAGAAGGCTTCGTCGAGCAAGTCGAGGGCCCGCGAATCAGAAGTCACCCGCGCGAGCACCGCTACCAGCCCCGTAATGGTCTCCTGGGGTGTAGCTCCCGCGGTCTTCATGCCTTGAGTCCAGTCGCCCACGGGCAGCTCTGCCACCTTGGAGAGCACCCGCAGAAGCTCGGTCTCTCGTCTCGCAGAGAGCACCGTCCGCACCTCGTAGGCGTTCCCACTGAGGTCGTGCAGGGTGTGAACGCCGGACGGAAACATGCGCTCCAACAAGTCCTGCCAGTCGGCGGACGTTGCGGGGAGCATCGGGGAAGGGGTCTTGACTTCGGTCTTTTCGGCCATGGTGGTTAGCCTCCTGCCTCGGTAGTAGCCCGTCTCTACGGCCCTGCCCACCCGCAAGACCACGAGCACCCGCCGCCGGGGTAGCGGAGGCTGGTCAGCTTCGACGGTGACGGGGCCCGTGGTCACAGATTCTTCAGAGCCGCGTCGATGGCCCGCTGGGTGTTCGCTCCCCACACGCCGTCCACGGGAAGCCCGGCGGACGCCTGGAACCGCGCCAGCGCCGCCTTGGACATCGGTCCCCAGATACCGTCTACAGCGCCGGGTGAGAAGCCGAGCATCTCCAGGGCCTTCTGGTGCCGTGCCGTTGACGGGAGGTCCATCCCGAGGTCGGGTAGGAGAACCATCTTTTCAGGCTCGATTCCTTCCCGGATGTCCATGACAAGGTTCCGAAGCGTGTCACCTGGGCACGCCGGCTTCCCGAAGTCGAAGTGCCCGAAGAGCTGGTTCTTCGACCACCCGAAGACCTGCGCAGAAGTACGCCACACCTGCAAGCAACTATCCCACTGGGGAGGGGTAGGGTCGAAGCCGGTAGGGTTCGACGGGGAGTAGAAGTCTCCGAGCACCAGGATCCCAAGGTGCTTGGAATTCCCGTCTCCCTGAGACCACGTCGTCACGTTCAAGTTCCAGGCCAGGCAGAAGGTCCCATCTCCGAGCACCGCCCCGGTGTAGCAGAGCCCCGGACAGCCTCCCCCGGCGATGTGGTTGGGCCCGACATGGTATCGGGCGATACTGACGAGGTCTTTCTCGGTGTTTCCCCGGATCGCCGCGTGATGAAGAGTCATCCCGTGGAGTTTCACCGGGTCCCGCCGCATGAACTCTGTATCGGTCTTGTGGGGCAGCACCCCGCGAAGGTCTCGTACGTTCACGCCGTCTTTCGTCAGGGCGTCTACCCACTTTTCAGTCCAGTCCATGTTCATTCTCCAGAAAAGAAAAGGGCCTGTAGGCATGATACCCCAAGGCCCTTGGTCGGGAAAGGACGAGCTACGCGATCTGCTCGACCAGCAGTCCGAGCTGCTCATCGTAGGGGAGCGTGGCACCGGCCCAGTTTGTGGTACAGCGCTGCGCCTTCCACTTCATCGGGAACTTGTGCTCGTCATGGCCGAAGGTCAGCTCCAGGTCGCCGTTGCTGACGGCCTGCCAGACGTAGGCGAGCATCGTGTGGCCCGACGTGGCCATCTGGTGAACGATCCTGATTGCCACGGTCTGGCACAGGGGGTCGCCGCCGAAGGCGAAGGTCTCTTCGGTGCCCGACACGGTCGTGTTGCCGGCTCCGAGAGCGTAGGCCAGGGAGTCGAAGTTCCACTCGATACCCGAGAGCTCGATCTCCATCCCCTGTTCCTGGTTGAAGGTGTAGCAGACGAGCTTCGGATTGCCCTGGTGAATGTCCTTTTTCTTGGACATCATGGCGACCTTGATGCCGTCTTCGGTGATGCCACCGACGTCAACGGTGGGAGTCGTGCCGGCCGCACCGAGGTACAGCACGCCAGGGCCGAAGGAGAACTTGGAGGTCGTGAAATTCGGAACATTGAGAGGCATAGTGATTCCTGCGTGTGGGGGTGGAATGCGCCTCTCGGGCGTCTACCTCCGACGGTATCACTACCCGGCTACAGGTGCAAGCACCTATTGCGGGGAGGGCTCGGGAGCCTGGGTCAACTTGACCGTCGCCGTACCGTTTCCGCGGCGCACGATGTCTTGCAGCTCTGCCAGGAGGGGCTCGTCAAGCACCAGCCGGTCGCCTGACACAGAGACCTCCGGGAGCCCGCCGTCTACCTCGGTCACCGAGGGCGCATACTCCAAGACGTTCAACTCCCCGCACTTCCGGCAGACCAGCCGGATCCACCCACCGATCCCGGTGTGGACGTGGACGACGTGCTCCTTGTAGCGGACCCTCAACACGTCGTTGGCTTCGTCGTAGTACCCTTGCTGCGAGCCGCACTTCTGGCAGCACCAGACCTTGTCCACGGGTTCTTGGGGGACTTCGTCGTCCTGTCCGAGGGACAGGTGCTTCTCGCGCATCAAGCCCGTGATGATCTTCGACGCCCTCGACAAATCGTCTTCCATCGCCGCCAGTCGGGCGGACAAGGCAGAGTCCCGGTCGGCCAGGATTGCCTCGATGACATCCCGCATCGCCGGAGGGACCTGAACCCGCGCCCCGTTACCCATTCGCCACCACGCACACCTTGAGGTCCTTGCCGCAAGCCGAGCAAGCCACGGTCCGCTCGATGGCGTTCTGGGCTTTCGACAGGCGCTCGCCCGCCGGGAGCACGTACCCGATTTCGTGGCACTCCCCGCAGACCACGCGCACCGTCTTGTCTCCGTCGCACCCGCCGCGCATCCTGATTCCTGGGATCGTTTTCATCCTGTCCGTCCTTGCCGGGTCACCCGGCCGTGACCACTACCCACTTCCCGAGCGAGTACCAGGCCGACACGGCCTCGTTCCACCCGTTGACGGGCCTTGAGACTTCCCGAGCCCCGCCGGCTTGCGAGTTCGCCTTGGCACCGCCTGCCAGAGTGGTAGCGTTGACGAGTCGGGCCGCGTGCATCGTGGCGTAGACGAGCTGATACACCGCGTCGGCTTCATCTGGAGACGTCCGCGAGTAGGCGTAGACATCCATGGAGAGGGTCTGGATCCCACCGCAGTAGTTCGACGACCCGCCCTGCACGTCGGTGATGACGCACGGCATCGGGATGGCCGGGGCGTCCGAGTCCTGGGGGTGTGCTCCGTAGACGTGCCCACCTACCAGCGCCTGCACCGCCGGGGTGTTCAGCAGGAGCTGGCGGACGAGCTGCTTGGCGTGGGCGATGTTGATCATGGACTACTCCGGCGATGTCGCTACCTTACACCCGTTGACCCGACGTGGCCACCGAAGCCCCTGGTTGTGCGGGTGGACGTGGCAGGCATCGTGCCGAACCTCACCCCGAGCTTCGTCCGGAGCTCCTTGCCGAGCCGCCTTATGATCCCGACCATCAGGGCTTTGCGGACCTTGGGGTCGTTGGCCGTTATCCAGAGCGGGTCTCTCGGAAGCATCACGCGAGTCCCGCCCACCACGAAGCGCGCGTGCGGGGCGTCGTTGAGGTTGAACCTGACCTCGTACATCGGCCGTCCGTTCGCCAGGTAGTAGGCCCCCTGGGTCGCTCGGTAGAGCGTGTCCGTCTGGTTTCGGTGCTTGGCGTTGAACGGGCTGGGCTTGCGGTGAACCTGCCAGGGGGCCTCGGTGTGGACTCGGATAGACCCGTGCCGACGGGCATAGGGGTGGTCCATCTTGGCCAGGTCTGTCAACGAGTGGTCACGAAGCCCCACGGCCTTCTTGCACTCGCGCAAGAGCACTTCACCGGCCGCCTGGACGGCATCTTCACCAGCCTGTTGAATCGCCATCGTGGAGTGGTCCAAGGCGATCAAGGTGAACTGGAGGCTGGCCGTGTCGAATCTCATGGCCAGAATCTACCACGCAGGAAAGGGGAAGGGCCACGTCCGAGGACGCAGCCCCGATAAGTCGGTGCAGGTGTAACGGACTAATCGCGGGGGTCGGTCAGGTCTGGATACTCCACGCCATCGACCATCCTGGTACGTCGCTCGGATCCAGGCAAGGTCTTCATGGCCTCTCCGTCCGACCATGCCCGGTGCCAGAATTCCCCGACGGTGCCCATGATTTTCATGGGTGGGGCCGCCTTGTCTGCGAAGTCCACCACTGCCTGCCAGGGGGCCTGCATCTGATGCCCCGACATCCGCTCCACGGCTTCCGCGAACATGTCTCGGGCCTGGCGGAGCAGGTGAAGCCCAAGCTCCTGGAAGGGCAGGTATTCCTTGTCGGCGCACAGCACCCCGCGCGAGAAGCATTCCGCAGCCGTGTCATGACATCCCTCGTTTGCCCAGTACAACCCGAGCGTGACCCATGCGCCAGGGTCCTTCGGGTCTTCTTGAAGCTGAAGCTCGGTGAGTCGCCGGTAACGGTCGAACTTCGCCTGGATCTCTTCCGGGTCCTTTGAGAGCCCGGTGTTGGCGACGATGAACGGGCAGACCCGAAGCACTGAGCCGAACCCGTCGTCTACGAGCTGGCGCACCGCACGCGAGAAGCCCTCATGCACGCGCCCGTGAACGCGCATGCGCTGGTCAGGATCCAGCCTGGACATCCGAACCGATTCTGACTGATTGGCCGTGCCGTCCTGGTAGGTGTTCCGGAACCGGAACATCCATCCCCAGCAGTCCCCGGCTTCCGCCATCCGTCGCAGGACCACGGGAGCCTGTGGGGGAACGTGCTCGTCAGGGTCGAAGAACACGGCCCAACCCATGCCAGGCGTGCCCTGGAGAGCGTCCAGCCCCGCGTTGCGAGCCGCTCCGAGGTCGTCTGCCAACGGATGATGAAGCCACTCGCACCCGAAGTGCGCGGCCATCTTGGCGACGGCTTCCGAGGGGCCCGACATCGGCCAGTATCCCGCGTCTTCGAGAATCGCCGGGTCCCCGATGTTGACATCGCCGGGGTGAACGAGCCACTCCTTGTCTCCGTTCAGCCACTTCCCCGTCCACACGAGCACCACCCGGTCCATTACCGCGTAGAGACCATCCAACAGCCGTCCGAGGTCGTCCGCAGACTCCCCCTCGTGCATGAGCATGTGGAGCCCGATCCCGTTTTCGGGCACGAACGCGGAGAGCACCATGGCTTCGTCCCGCGTGATGTGGGCGTAGGACGTGCCACCGACCAAGAGCGGGTCAGGGGTCGGGTCCTGGACGTTGTACCGTCGTTCTTTCCGGAATCGATCTCGGGAATTCATGTAGCCGAAGTGCCTGAAACGCACCCCAGAAACCCGCTTGGCCATCAGGTCCACTCCGGGGGTGTTGCCGCAGTGCAAGCCGGCATGACCCCCTGCGAGAATCCGACGAGGGGCCGCGTGGTTGACCCGATAGAACCGGTATCCTCGCATCCCGCCCGTCCACGTTCCGCCGTCTCCCCAAGGCCGGTCCACGCGGTACATGCGGGGATTCTCCCAGTGGTTGACGAAGGCCAGGTCCCAGCACTGGACCAAGGGGTCAGGGTGAAGCATCATGCGCTCGACATGAGCACGGGTGAGGCGGGGTTCGAGGACCTCATCGTGATCGATGGAGAGCACCCAGTCCGCCTTGATAGACTCGGCCATCGCCAGGAGGACGTTGCGCTCGTCTCGCTCGTTCATCGGGGCCGTCCAGTCCGAGGCCTTTACGAAGACGTCTTCGACGACCTTCGGCTGGCTGAACCGCGAGCCCGCCGTCTTGTAGAGCACCTGCGAAACCCAGGCGTAGACATAGGCGTGAGCGTTCCCCGGCTTGGCTGCACAAAGTTGGCACAGGTGCAAGTCACTATCTGCGGTCATGCCCGCCGACTTGAACTCTGCCGAGTCGAGCACCGCCGCCGGGTTGCCGGTCAGCAGCACCGCCACGCCATCAACCAGGGAGGCACATCGCCGGAGGGACTCCCGAAAGAGCCCCAGGTCCCCTGGTACGTCGAACCGCACTCGGTAGGCCGCCACGGTGCGCCGTCCATGGTCCTGGACCCACTCGCGCCACTTGTCGTAGTAGGTGAGGCGATTTGCCAATCCACGCCGCATCTCCGGGAAGCTGGCGTCGAAAGTCTGGTGTCCGATGTGAGGCACGAAGACATCCCCAGCGACTACCGCACGGAACCCTGCAAGGTCCGCACGCATGCACAGGTCGTTGTCCTCGTAGCCAGCGACCTTGAACCGTTCGTCGAAGAGCCAGGAGAACTCGCCATCGCCGGAGTAGACGGTCAGGGCCTCCATGCACTCCCGCGTGATACCGAGGCAGAAGCCCGACAGGAAGGTAGCGGTCAAGACGTTGCCCTCGTTCTGTTCCGCCCATTCCCCGGCGAAGTGGTCGTAGCCCTTGTCCTGAATCTGCTTCAGCGTGGCCTGGCATTGGCCCTGGATTCCCGCCGCGTTGTTCGAGGCGGGCCCTACGAGCCCCACTTTGCCGTAGTCGGCCATCCGACGGATCGGGCGGGTGTAGCCCTTGGTCCCGGGGTCCTGGGTCGGAAGCTCCGACCACTCGCACACCGTCTCGGAGTCGAGGGCTCGTAGCAGGCCCTGGATCCATCCCGGCGTTGCGACAAGGTCGTCGTTGTAGACGACCGTCAGGCGGGGCACACCCCAGAACACGCCGCATTCCCCGGAGGTCTTGGTCACGGTGCAGGCGTTGGACAGGTCCCCAAGGACTGCCCGCAGGCCGAGGTTGATAGCTCCCCCAAAGCCTGCGAGCGCGCCGTGGTTGTAGGTCGTGAGGTGGCACTCAGCGGGGTCGTAGGACCGCCAGATCCGGATGCACTCATCAAGGGCTACCCCAGCGGCTTCCGAGTCCTTTGGGTTGGCCGCCAGGACGACGTGGACCCGTAGCCCGTCCAGGGTCGTGCAGAGCTTCTGGAATGCCGGCACAAGCACGCGGGGCACGGCGACGGTGGGGATGATGACCAGGACATCGTGAGCCTGATCTACGGGAAGGGGCATGGACTACTCCTACGAGGTTGAAGATTCCTCGAAGTAGTAGCTCGCAAAGAAAAGCCCCGGCCAGGGCGTACCCGACCGGGGCTGGGAACAGGTCAGAGACTACGGGCGGACGATCGCCGAGATGGTATCCCCGCGAGCCGCCGCAGCGGAGTAGGCCCGGCCGGTGCGGATCTCCTGGGCATCCGCCGTGGCCGTGGTGGTCACCGCCAGCGTGCGGGCCGCTTCGAGGTCGCCGACGTAAAGTTCGGTCACCCGGCGAGACGCGGTAGCCGGCTTCTGTTTCGCCGTGCCGTTGAGGGTGACACCCTCGTAGGTCTCGGTCGTGCCCGTGGTGGCGATCCGCTTGAACCCGATCACCTTCGTGGTGGCAGCTTCGGCCGCGAATTCCGGCTTCGCGTTGTAGGCCTGCTGATTCCCGGCGGCTACGGCGATGACCGCGTCCGTGGTGGACGCCAGCGGGACGACTCGGATCGTCAGGCCGCCCGACTTCTCCTTGAGCGTGATCGTGCCGAGGGTCGCAGGCTTCTTGACCGCGAGGATCAGGCCCCAGTCCACCTTCACGGAGTCTACCGGGGTGGTTCCGTCCGCGCCGTCGGTGGCGAGGATCTCCTCGACAACGACAACCCCGCCGTTCGTGGTGCCGATGATCGTGATCGGGACTCCGATATCGAGCGCGTCGGAAGATTCGATCGTGATCTGGTCGTTCGCCGGCTGGTTCGTGTACTCGATGCCCGCGCCGCCGCCCATGGCCGCACTGGCGAGTCCGTTGTTCGTGGTGACCGCACTGATGGCCATGCCCGCTTCACCGCACTTGAGTTCCTGCCCAGCCAGGATGGCGTCAGCAGCAACCAGGGAGCGCTTGCCGATGCCAACGACGATCGGGTCGGTCCCGACCACGGGCGCGGCGTTGAGCCCTGCGCCGACGACGGAATCCGAGCCGACCGAGCCGGCTACGAGGTCGCCCGCACCGTCGATCTCGACGAAGCGCCCGACGCCGATGGCTCCGTCCGCAGTGTCGCTCCAGAAGCCCGCGCCTTCGGTCACCAGGGAGTCGAGCGAGGCCTTGTCCGCCCCGGCCATCAGGCCCGCAGCGCCGCCGGAGACCGCCACGGGGATGGCGTCCGACGCACCGCCGATGTGCGAGGACCCGTGTAGCACCGGGGTCTGGTTCAGGCGCTCCCAGTTCGGGCCAGCCGTCCAGACGATCAGTTCGTTGGCCGCGAAGGCCACCCCGGAGTTCGTCTTCGTGGCGTCGTTGTCGGTCACGGCCGCCGTGGTGCGGTAGGTCCACCCGGCCTTGACGTCCGCGAGCAAGGGGAAGTCCGTGTTGGCGGTGACGGTGCCCTTGTAGTCGAGGGGAACGGTCAGCCCGATCTGCGCCTTCGTGACGACGTGGGGGTTGCTGACGTTGACCAGATGGTCAGCCATCGCCTGGGTCATCCGGATCCAGGTCGTTCCGTTCCAGACGATCAGTTCGTCAGCGGCGAACACCAAGCCCGTGTTGGTCTTGGCTGCATTGTTGTCGGTGACGATCGCGGTGACACGGTACGTCCACCCGATCTGTACGAGGGCCAGAGTGGGGAAGTCGGCGTTTGTGGTGACGGTGCCCTTGCGGATCATCGCACCAGCGAGCGCGGTCAGGTCAGTAGAGGCATCCTGGAGGGGCTGCCAGATGAAATCACGGATCTTCCGGATGGAACCCGAAAGGATTGCGTCCTTGATGTCCTGGAAGGACGGAACGGCCATGGTCATGAGAACCTCGGGGTTGAAAGTACTACCCGATCTTCCCTGCCTCATGCTGAAACGTCAAGCGCCTGTAAGGTCCTAACTCCGATGCGGTTAGGCCCCCTGTTGCTGGGTCAGCTTGACCTGCCAGTGGTCTTGGACCATCCCAACGACCTGCACAGTAGGCCGCCCGAAGACCTGGAAGGTCTCTCCTGTGGCGGGTTGCACGACGTCCACAACGTCTCCCTCACGCGGAGCCCACGTCTCCTCGTAGGGCACCCGACATACCCGGTCCGAAGTCAGCTCATGTCCAGGCACCTGCCCAGGCCATCGCTGGCCAGACCCCGGCGCTGCGAGTTGCACGGGCCAACTTGACCTGACGGCGTAGGTCCCGGCCTGCGGGGTCCCGTCCATGCCGACGGCCGACGCTTCGACCTTGACAGCGCCGGTGAGTGACGAGGTGAACGCCACCGTGGAGAACTCCTTCACCGTGACCCGTGCCCCCGCGACTCCAGCCCACGTCAAGACCTCGGTGTCGGCCACGCCCCCGACCAACCCCGCCACGGTTACGGTCCCGGTAGGCGTACCAGTTAGCTGCACCTGAATGCAACTAGTACGAACAGGGGCCCGTGACGCGGCCATGGTCCCCGTTGGCGTGCGGGAGTCGAGCACCAGGGCGGTGGACCTACGCCAGTTGACCAGGATGTTGGTGAGAGCGAACATGAGGCACCTCTTGGGGGCAGTCTACCCCGACTCAAGAAAAAGGGCCGCACCTGTTGCCAAGTACGGCCCTCGTCAATCCAGCGTGAGACTACGGGTTCTTCAACGCAGCGGCAACCTGTTCAGCTTGCCAGCGACACCCGCCCGGCCCCGGATGGACGGCATCCGCCATCAAGCCCAGGGGCATCGTGTGCCAGCGTACCACGGGGATCTCGTGCTCGGCTCCAATAGTCTCGATCACCTGCACAGCCTTTTCCACCCATCGCCGGGAGGGTCTCCCGAACCCTCGAACCGGGCTTGCGGTTACGACCGGGGTTGGCGTGCAGAGCACGATCCGGGCCTCGGTCAGGAGAAGCTGGTGAAGCAAGACCTCTACCAGCGCCCGAAGCTCTGACGGGGGAACCCCGGTCCCCTGGGCATCGTGGGTCGGCAGTCCGAAGACCACGGTGTCTACCCGGTCCATCAAGGCCATGTCTTCGGGCAGGTGCCTGAGCACGTCCAGCGTCTTCGCCCCGGCCAGGCCTCGGTTGAAAACGAACGGGGTAGGCGAAAACATCGCTGGGAGGTGCTCGGGATACCCGCGCGTCGTGCGGACGCCCAGCGTGTTGGACCCACCGAGGCAGGCGATGAACTTGGGGAAGACCGGGGCTGGAATCATTGTTGGCCCTGATCTTCGGCCGGCTCGGACATGACCAGGAGCCCGTACCGGTCCAGCTCCATGTTGGCCTTGTCGAGGAGTTCCGCCGTCAGCTCGGGTCGCTGGGTCGATACCCATTCCCGAAGCATCCGCATGCCGTCCTCAAGGTTCACCTTCGGCTCCCACCCGAGGGCCCGGAGCTTCGAAGCGTCCGCGTAGCAGTGCCGGATATCGCCCACCCGACGAACGCCCGTGATGTCGGGCTGGCACAGCGTATCGGAGCAGAGGGCCTTGGCCACGTCCAGGACGGACGACGGTACGCCCGTGCCGACGTTGTAGACCTCGCCGGGCTCGCCCTTGTCGAGGATGGTCAGGACGGCTTCGGCCACGTCCGAGACGTGCGTGAAGTCCCGGAGCTGACGCCCGTCCTCGAAGACTACGGGGTTCAGGCCCGCGAGCACCCGAGCCGAGAAGATGGCCCCGATCCCAGTGTATGGGTTCGATAGGGCCTGGTTGGGGCCGTAGGTGTTGAAGAACCTCGCCACCTTCACGGCGATGCCGCGCACGCGCCCGACCAGGAGAGCAAGCTCTTCCTGCTGGGCTTTCGACCAGGAGTAGACTGACTCGGGCTGAAGATGGACGTGCTCCCCGGTCGGTATCGGGTGCATGCCCGGAGCGTCCCAGGCCACGGAGCCGTCAGGGTTCGTCAGGCTCCCCGGCACGAAGTCTGACGGAGGCTTTACGTAGGCGTCGCCGTCGAACTCCATGACGCCATCGAGATCTCGCATGAGGTCCTCGTCATCCAGCCCGTAAGCCCCTTCTCCGTAGGAGGACATCGACCCGGCCACAAGGACCTGCTCGATCTCGTCTTGGGGCTTGGCCTCCAGGTCGGCGATGATGCTTGCCATGCGGGCCTGGTACTTGGCGTCCGCTTCGGCCTGGGTCTGGCCGGGCTCGGGACCCACGGGGCACTCGCGGATGGCCTGGAGACGGGCCTTGTTCTCGCGCACGGTCTGGTTGTAGTCCGCGATCCGGTCCAGTAGGCAGGCTGTTCCGGTCACGTTGTCGCTGACGTACTGGGCGATCATGTGGTTGGACTGGGCGACTCCGACCATGGCAGCGAGGTGGATCACGGTGTCGGGTCGGAACGCGGCCAGGGCCTTCGTCAGCTCCGGGACGTTCCGAACGTCCTCGTAGTGGAGGGTCAGGTGTTCCTGGGGCTTCTGGTACTCCGGCCATTTGAAGAAGCCGGAATGGACCTGGGGCAGCAGGCAATCGTAGGACATGACATCGCAGCCATGGTCAAGGAGGAGAGAGACGACGTGGGAACCGATGAACCCCGCACCTCCGGTAACGAGCACTCTTTTCACGTTGGACTCCTTCGGGTTGTTGGCCGGGTCCGTCCCGGCCGTCATTCCGTAGTAGCTACTACGTTAACGAACGGAGCAACGATGCCAGACTACAAAAAGGGAGACTTGCTCAATTTTCCTTCTGCTGGAGGAGGAAAGAGAGTCAAAGTCATTGACACGACAGGTGACCCGAGCAAAGACTTTCGGACCCGGTCCGTGTGGTTCTGTAACTTTTGTATGCAGTTTCCACCGGGACGTGACGAAATAGAAGAAGCCCTGCAGCACGGCGAAACGGCTATCGAAAGCTGGCATGTCTGGCGGTGCAAGTGCGGGAACCCAATGGCCGGAGGATTCACCTGTTCGTGTGGCTGGAACCCCAGCATAGACTACGTCTTCCCCGACGATGACGCCGATGGGCAGGAAGGCACCGAGGAAGAAGAACTTATCTTCTGATCCGCTGCGTCTTCCCCGACTTGGGCTGCATCAACACCTTGCCCGCCAGATCCACGGTGAGTCCGGTTGTTACAGGCGCTGGTTCGGTGACCTTCTCGGCGATGTCCCGTGGAAGTGTCGAACAGGTGCAGTCAACTACCGGGGCTTCAACCGGTCCGCCCGTGAAGAACTCGGGTATCGCCGGGGAAGGTTCCTCGACAGGCCCCCACCCGTCCTTCGTCAGGAGCCGCTTCGCTTGGGGCCCGCTGGCCTGGACGAACGTGAACCCGCCTTCTCGGCGAGGTCGAAGCTGTTCACCCGCCACGTACCCGAGATTCCTGTCCGCTGGTCTTGTCGGTCTCTTGAAAGTTGCCATCACCTGCAAGCTCCTATCTGTGGACGTCCTGGTATCGTGAGAGAATCGCCTGGACTTCTGGAGGGATCGGGGCCTTCGACAGGCTCACCGAGTACCCGGACGCGCCCTGCGAGTCGAAGCCAAGGTGCTTCGTCCGGTTGAAAAAGAAGGCTCCGAGGAAGTCGGCCGCCGCTACGATGTCGTCAGGAATCGTCGTGGAGTCGTACCCGTACCCGTACATCACCTCGGCACCTTCGCGCTCCTGTGACCAGTACCCGTTCCCGTCCATCAGGGTGACCTGCCCGACGTCGGAGTCAAGCCGGTATTGAGTCGCTCCGATGGCTGCTCCGTCGTTCGTGATGGCGACAATCCCGGCCACGGGCGCGTGCTTGAGTAGCACGCTCACCTGCCCGGCGTTGAAGACCTCCGGGTATTCCTGGATGGTCAGCACGGCCAAGGACGCTTGGTCAAGGGCTCGCAGGACCACCGCGTCCGCTGCGGTAGCCGCGTACCCGAGCACCGTGTCATGGTAGGTCAGGCCAGCGGGGATCCCCATGAAGGCCTTGATTCTGGCTGCTGACGTGATGGCCATGGACTACCTCTTCGCCGCTTGCCGCTTGGCGTTGACCCCGGTCAGGTCTCGCTTCGCCGGGGGGACCGGCACCGACAGCGCCGGACCGAGGGGCTTGGACTCTACCACGGGAGTCAGCACCACCTTCTTCTCGGTGGGGGCCCGCCACAGGTCGGTGACTTCGACCCAGCCGAGCTTGGTCATCCTCGATCGTAGGTGAGCGCTGCGGATGAACATCATGCAGGTGCAGCGATCTTGTGCTGTCGGTAGCCAGCGGTTTGTCGACCCGCGAATAGCCGCCGGGAACGGGATGCTCTCCGGCCACTGGATGCACCGGCTCTTGGCGATCTCGCCGTACATGCTCTCCATGTACTCGGGGTCAGGGTTCCAGTCGGCTCTGAAGAGAACATGCGAGTAGGTGCCAGGGTCGGGTATCTGCCGTGATGCGTGTGGCAAGGTCAGCCTCCTTGTAGGGTTCCTCGCCAGTGTAGCGCAGTTTTGGCAAAAGAAAAAGGGCACCCCGTTTCCGAGGTGCCCTCAAACAGGCCCCGTGAAGGGCTGAGGTAGACTGGTTACCCGCTCAGGCCGCAGAGGATGGCCGCGCCGACGGGGTTGTCGAGCACCAGGACGATGTCGTTGAACATGTCCACTTCGTCGTACTGCGAGGACTTCTTGGCGAGCGGCATGACCGTGGTCGCGGTGAGCTCGGAGTAGAAGACGTACTGGGTGTTCACGACGATCAGCGCCGTGGTGGCCCCGGTGCTGTAGGCGAGCGGACGGCCCGTGGTCGTGTTGAAGGTCATCACGTCGGGGATGCCGTTGCTTTCGACGATCGGGATGCCCTGGTAGGACTCGACCACGAAGCCGGCGTCGATCTCCACCATGTTCTGGAACCGCTGCTGCGCCTGGAGGGCGTTGTTCAGGAGTCGGTGTCCGAGCTGCGAGCCGTAGATCCGGAGGTTGGCCTTCATGCTCGAACCCTTGACCTTCTGGATGGCCGAGTCGAGCTTATCCAGGTAGAGCGCGTCCCCCCCGGCCGCCGAGGTATTGGCCACGGTCTGGGTGCTGACAGCGCCGACCAGGGTGATGAGCCCGTTGATCGACTTCGAGTTGGTGGCTGTGTCGCCGATGGCGCTGGCGGTCTCCAGGTCCTGGGCGAAGTCTTCCGCCTTGCCGACCAGCTCCGTGGCGAGCACGTCGCCGTAGCTGCGGCCCTGAGCGATCAGCTTGCGGGTGACCTTGATTCGGCCCTGGAGAGTCTTGAAGCCGAACTTGACCTGGGTGTATCCACCCTCCTGCTCCACGATCTCCTCGTCATCGTCCACCCAGGAACCACCCGTGGCAGCCGCCGACCGACGGTTGCTGTAGAAGCCGTCACCGGAGCCCGGCTTGCGGGGGATGGTGGACTGGATGCCGAGCTGTCGGTTCGTGACGAGCTGCACAGCCTTGGAGATGGAGGTCTGGAGCAGGACGGTACCGGCGGTGCCGATATCGAGACTGCGCTGGAAGGCTTCACGTCGCCCGGCGTCGAAATCTGCGAAGGACATGGGATTCTCCTGGTTCGAAAGTCTTTTGAAATGGGTTCGGAAGTATACCGGGGACTACCCGACGAGGGTCTCGTTGCGGGCCGTGGAGTACCACTCGGACAGCGTGCCGTCCGCATGAGCTGCCTCGCAGACGTCTCGGAGGAAGTCGGGGGCTTCGTCGCGGGCTTCCGCGAGCTTCGTGCGGACTTCCTCGCCACGGGCACGGAATCCGACGGAGAGGATCTTTTTCGACCGTTCTACGACGCCGACGAGGGCTTCGTGCTTGCCGGTGCCCTTGGCCCGGTTGATCATGGCATCGACCTCGGAGACCTGGCCGCTGGCGCTCACCATGCCGAGACCACGACCTACCCTTTGAGGCTGGCTGGTCAGGTTGGCGATGACCTGACGGGACCGGGCGAGCTCGCCTTCGAGGCGGATCGCGCGGGCTTCGGCAGTCTCCACGGCGGGTTCGGGGGTGGAACGGGCCGCCTTGATGGCGTTGACTTCGGCCTTGAGGGAATCGAACAGGGCTCGCTCTTCGGGGGTCATGGATTCATTCTCCTGTGTGGGGACGGCTTCATCAGCCACGTCCCGATTCTCACTGTTGATCGAAATAGAGTCAAGCCCCTGCGAGGTGCTAACTCCGGTCGGGTTAGAGGTTTCGGGGGCTGCCATCTCGGCTTCTACGTCACCGCCACGGGGTTCGACTTCGGCGCTCGGCTCGCTTGCGGGCTCGGCTTCGTCCTTCGGGGTCTCTTCGGGGGTCTCTTCTGGCATCGCCGGGGTGGGCTCTCCCCGCTTCCACTCGGCTCCAGCCTTCGAGAGCAGCTCCAAGTCCTGGCAGTCGGGGCACGCAGGCGCACGCACTATGGCAAGGTGGTCCAGTTCGACCTCTTCGACGATGATCCGGTCGTACTCCCGCCCGCGCTCGTCTTCAATATACCGGACTTCTCGGAACCATCCACCGATGGACAGGCCGATCGGCTGACCCTTGGCGAGTCGTCGCGCGAGCTCGCAGACCTTCTCCATGCCGCCGTCCAGGGCCATCAGGACCTTGAGCGCCCACCCGGGCTCCGTGGCGTCGAAGGGCTCCACGACCTGCGCCCGCGAGACCTCCCCGCCGGTGGTCTTGCCCATCTCGTCATCCCACTCCAGGCCGGGCCCGAACAGCCCGCCACCGTGCGATGGAAAGACGCCGACACCTCGGGAGAACTGATCAGCCATGCCTTGGAGGCACTTCTCGGACATCTCGGTCCCGTACCAGTCCACCGACGTGGAGGACGCGGTGCCGGTCACGAGCACATCGTCACAGGTCTCCGAGGTCTCGATCTCGGGTCCGGGCATCCCTTCGGCCCTGACCACGATATCTCCTTGCACCTGTTTTGATCTATGCTCCACGGTCCCGATGGACCTCAGGTCAATCCGAAAGGGCAAGTCTCCGCGCGTCGACCGGAGCACGAACCCTTCGTCGGTCTTCGTGGCTCGGGAGAACGCTGCTTTGAGGGCTTCGGCGAGGGGGTTCATCAGGTGGACTCCTGGAAAGGTTGTCGCACCTGATATTACCTATTGCCCTTTCCAGACGTCAATACCCGCCCGGCTCTAACTCCGGTCGGGTTAGAGATTCGAGAGACTGACGGCGGTCCCGTTCTTGACCTCCGACGCAAGCCAGAAGGTCAAGACGCACCGACACTTTCCGCGGCACTCGGTCTCCCCGCCAGGTTGAATTTTCATTTGTGACACCGGCCGAAAGCTCATGGTCCCCTCGGTTACGCATGTAGGGCATCGGGCGTTGTCTCCAACCGAGCACCAGTCGTACCACCATTCTTCCGGCGGGGTCGTGTTCCCGTTGGCGTCCGTGACCGAGGGCTGTTCGGCCAGGCCTGACAGCAGGGTCTCGTTCGACAACTCTACCAACTTCCCCTGCCAGTTGGCGATCCGGAACTGGTTGGAGTCGAAAACATGACGTACCGACCCGAGCAACGCGCCCGTGTCAATGGACCCGTCGATCAACGCCACCACGTCGTCTTCTACCGCCCGGCCATCAGTCCACGCTCGGGTGAGCCGCTCTCGAATCCTGGTCACGTCGGAACCAGGTCGGCACCTGACCGCTGACACGAGTAGCTGGATCAGGGAGTCCGACAGGTCCTTGACCAAGCCGCCCTGGGCTACGAGATACCCCATCGCCTTGTCGCAGTACCGAGCCCCACGAACTTCCCAGTCCTGTGCCACGGCCGCACCCTGGAACTGCACGGCTGCATCCCGCCCGACCTTCGACGCCACTCGGTAGATGTCCTCGGTAACCATGCGCCAGTTGACGTGCAGGGTCTCCAGGATGTCCCGAATCCTGCCCGTAAGCGGGATGATCTCCTGGTTGTCGATCTTGCCATCGCCGAGGTAGGACCGGACCGCTGCCACGGTGTCCATGCGGGCCCGTCGATACAGCGGGGTGACCTCTGACGAGTACTTCAGGAGTTGGTCTCCGAGTCGCGAAAGATCAAGCGTCCGGTATCCCTTGAACTTCCCGTCGGGCTGCCACTCCGAGGGCAGCGTAGACCTGTGGGCATAGACCACCCGAGGCTCGCACTCGGAACACCCGCACGCTGACCGGAGCAGCACAAATGGCACGTCACGCGGGGGCTTGTATCGGTGCATCGCCGGGGTAGGTCGATACCGCTGGCCGACCTTGGGCCTGGCGTTCCCGATGGTCCCAGGGGCTCCATTTTCGGGCTCCCCGTCTCCCTCGGTCTCACCCGGCGCTGTCCCCGCGTCTTGGCCCGCGTCGGGCTCCGACACTCCTTCCGGCGTTGCCTGGCCCATGACCACCGACGACAAGGGCACGTACCCGGCACCGGTCTTGACCAGGGGCACGTCTCCGTTCTCGACAGGGGCCCGGCCGCGCCGCTCGCGGACCTCGTTCACGGTCATCGTCCCCCGGTCGAAGTCCGAGGCGTCCGCCTGGGCCTGCTTGAGTTCCTGCTCAGGCAGGTACTTCTGTTCCCAGTCGTAGGAGAAATAGACGAGCTTCGCGAGTTCGGGCTCCCCGACGACCAAGGGCATCGTCCGGGTGTTGATAAGCCCTTCGAGAAGTTCGAGGATCGGCTCGATGAGCGACCCCTCCTCTGACACAGCCTGCACCTCTGCGGTAGCCCGTGGGGTTGCCTCGGTGTCGCCCATGCTGACCGGCTTCACGCCGAACAACCGCCAGACCGTCCGCCGGACCTCTTTGACGACTTCCGTCATGTCCATGTCTTTGTTCGATGGGGTCATCTGCACCCACCTCGCGCCCTGTGACGTGGGGTCCTGGACGGTAATGATGCGGAGCTTGTCATCCCGACCTTTCTTCTGCTGGAAGTCCGCCGCCGCTCGTTTGGCGGCTTCCCCCGCGATGCCGATCAGCACGAGCACGCCAGGAGGAACCTCGTCCGAATCAAAGTCCCGCATGACGTGGTTGGACTGGCGCATCAAGGAGGTAATCTCCGTAATCAACGTCTCGATCAGCGGAGTCCCTCCTGGTGCCGTCGTGTTCGGGAACAAGTTGGCGTAAAGTACCTGCTCCGGTTCAAGATATATCGGCGCTCCGTTCGGGGTCAGTTGACAGTACCCCATCAGCCGCTGGTACGGGTCTTCCTGGGGGTTGACGTTTCCGCCGTGGAGCACCACCAACTCTTCCAGTCGCCCGCGCTTGTCGAAGACGTGCTCGATAGCGAAGGCATCGTAGACCAGGAGGTCCCGTATCGCTTTCGACCACACCACTTGCCACGTTTCCCCGTCTTTATTCGGGGACCCCAGGAAAGTCTCGGCCTGTGCGGCCACCCCAAGAGCCATCTCGTACTGCGGATCAGATGGGTCCAGCCGAGGCTTGACTGCCCAGTTTCGAGTCGAAATCTTCCTAACGGTAGTTTCAATAGACGACCGCACGTCAGGGCAGAGCCGATAAGCCTGCCAGAGTTCAGAATTCGTGAGGATTCGTGTACTTTCAGCGTACCCGACCGGAAGCCCGGTCATCGTCATCATGGCAGCGAAGGCCGCCTTGCCGGTCCGGTCTCGGGTGCTCGCTGACCCACCCGGAGAGACCATCATGGCCCCGCCACCGCCGGAGAAAGACTGGCGGTCGGTCCGAAGGACTAGGTTCGTGGAGAGGATGATCGGGTGAGACATGGAAACTCCTTGAAGACTCGGGGAGTCTACCACGCCTGCAAGCCTCTTGTCATAGCGCCTCGGACGTGTCACCCTGGAAGCAGGAGGCTCTATGGCCGAACCGAAGCAGGCAGCCCACGAAACCACGCAGGAGATCCTGCGGACCATGTTTGAACTCCTCCGAACCAACGCCACCGAATCAGCAAGCCTGAGAGCCGAGATCCGTGGGGCTGTCGATGTCATGCAAAGCGCGATCCTCCTCGGGACCGGACGCGTTGACGAAGCTCTCAAACGGGTAGACATGGTTTGCGCTACGGCGAAAACCCACTCCGACATGGTGGCCAAGAAGGACGCCGACGAAAAAGATCGGTCCAAGCGCGGCTGGGGCATGTTCACGGCGTTCGTTTCGTGGGCCCAAAAACCGCTCATGATCTTCCTGCTTGGAGCAGCCACCTACTACGTCTCTCGGCTGGGGTCCGCCCCAATGGCTTCGGTTGCCGCCGTCGCTCCAACGGCAGCCGTTGCACCCACGGCCAAGACCGCACCGGTGTATTCCGGCTATTCACAGTGACCCGTCTCCTGGCCCTGCTCCTGCTCTCCTTCGACGGCGAGTGCGGAGGGCTGTTCCCGGACCTGGACGGCATCTACTCTGACCACGCGGAAACGTGCGGGCTGGATGTCTCTCTGTCGGTCGCCCCCTGGTGCTCGATGTCCGACCCGTTCGTCATGTCTAAATGCCTCGTCGAAATAGAAGCTCTCACCTGCGAGCAACTACTGTCAGAAGTCATCCCGGAGGCATGTAAAAATGTCTGCTTATCGAATCCTCACTCTGACGTTTCCCCAAGGTAATGCTTCTTCGGCAGACCATTCGCGCCAAGGGCGGTCTGTTCCGATAGCCTGTGCGCATTGCTGAACTGCGAGTCTTGTCGTTACTGGCGGTTGTCCCGCCGCGAGAAACGCAGAAACTTCCACCTATAGTAGCCGTCACACCGAGAAGAACCCACCTCCGCGGTCCTGCATCTCCTGGGCAACTCGCTCGTAAGCATCTGCGAACCGGAAGTGGTCCGGGTCCGACCCCTCGGTCCAGATGTACCGTTGCCCCTTTTCGTCCAGCACCCGGACCGGCGCACGCATCTGGTCATGGAACCCGAGCACCGTTCCCGAGTCGCTCGGTAAAGTCCTTGCACCTGAAGCCAACTCCTCAAGGGTCGTATCGAGTAGCTGGGTCCGGTCCGCCGTGACGACTCGTTCTTGCCATCCATGCTCCATGACACGAAGGCCAAACGCTTCCTCCCCTACCCTCGGCGTCGGGGAGAACCGGCACAGCCAGACCTCGCACTCCCCCGACTCCTGGAAGTGGTCCCGAATCTCCTTGACGAGCCGAGTCTCGGGCCCGACGTCCAGGCACATCGTCCCGACGTTGAAGACCCGCTGCAACCTGTAAATCTCGTCCTTCGTGTTGACCGTGCAGAGCAGTCGTCCTCTCCTCCGTACGTACCGGTCTTCGACCCGCTCCAAGACCGATATTGAGACGTGCAACAAGGTCCCGATATCAACGCCCATCACGACGGTCAACTTCTTGTAGGCTTCGCCGCCGGTGTAGTCGAGGGGCTCTTGACCGGCTTCGGCTCGTTCGAGGAGCTCCACGGAGATCCGCGAGCCCGACTCTTCCCGGAGCCACCCGAGCACGCCCGTGGAGAACGCCCGGAGCTTCGCGGAGTTGCCCTGAGCAGCGCACCACTCCGAGTAGAACCGGCGCACGGGCTGGGGCTCGCGAGTCGTTGCCAGAACGTCCAACCGCGAGATGTGGAAGGCCGCTGGCTTTTGCGGGAACTCCCCGACCCAGCAAGACCCCTCGGCGATGCGCTCCCAGGGCTGGTGACACCGCCGGCACACTGGCCGGAGGTCCCCGGTCATCAGGTCCCCGGCTCGAGCGTCGTCTCTCGGCACCCACCGCCCGTCGTCGGCCTTGCGGACGAAGTGCTCCTCCCAGTCCAGCGGCTGGCGCTCTCCGCACCCAGGGCACCGATGAAACCACCTGGCGCGGGAGCCGTCCTTCCATATCTTGTTGACGCCATCCTTCGGCCTGGACGGATTGGAAACCTTGAACACCTGCGGGTAACTACTTTCCCGAACCCGGTCCCAGACCTTCGCCACGTTCTCAAACTCGCAGGCGTCGTACTCGTCTACAATCACCGTGTCGGCGCTGAACTCCAGGAAGTCCGATGGCGTGTTGCTCCCGAGGAACAGCAGGCCGCCAAGGGGCCCGAACCGCTTGCGCTTCAGTGAGCCCTGGGTCTTCGCGTTGGCCCCGTACTCCCCGCCCGGAACCCGCCCGGCGTAGGCCGGCACGTCGGTCAGCAGGGGGTCGATGCGCTCCCCGACGAACCGCTCGGAGGTCTGATACTGCGGCATGATGTAGGCACAGATCCGATTCTTCCAGCCTGCGTCGTGGAGGATCTTCTGAATGAACAGCTCCGAGATCCCCGTCAACGTCGCCTTGCAAAAGCTGGCCTCTTGGAGCGCGTCCATCCATGCGTAGAGGGGAATCAGGTACGGCTTGTCGGCGAACGTGATCGGCTGGCCGCGCTTGTTGTGGTGCAGGGCTCGCGCCATCCCGAGCAAGGGGAAGCGCCGGTGCAGAGAGCCACACGAGCCAGCGTGGAGCTCTTGAAGTCGGGTCTGGGCTTGATCAGAATCCATGCTGGGAGCATACCCTACATCGCCGGAAAGAGTCCAAGTTGCTTGCAGGTGCGTGAATCTACCCTGGCGATGACCTCTCGCTCCATGCACACTACAGCATCTCGAGCCTTGAGGTACTTCATGGGGTCCCGAAGGCCTTGAACGGTCATCTTGCTCGCCCGTTCAGTCGCCCAGACATAGACTATGTTCCCGGGATGAGCGACCCTGACGAATGGACCGTCTCGTAGCGCTCTGGCTATGTAGTGCTCCCCGGTCTCCCCGAATTCCCGTCTTGGAGCTCCAGAGTCCAGAAGCTGATCGTAGGCGTATCGAGCCCCGCATTCGTCATTTCGTATCTTGGACAAGGCACGTTCCGACAGGGCTCTTCCCTCCTGGTCAAGAACCATCTTCTTCGGTTTCGACCTCCCGACGAATCTTCCATTCAGCGCTTGGTAGATCGTCCCAACATGTCCAGGAGTCACCACGTCGCCAAAGGCCGACCTTCGCTGAACAGGGTCTGACATGCTGACCACACCTTCAACCTCCTGGAGTTCACGGGCCAGCAAACGAAAAGCACGAGCCAAAAACCACGTTTCTCCGTTCCCCTCCACGTCGTCATTCAGCACGAATCTCCCGAGCTCTACTCCCTTGGCGGGCTCCACTCCGAGCCACTTCGAGATGACGGCCCCTACCATCGGGACCGAGAAGACGGCAACGCCTACCAAAGCGGGAGCGTTGAACGGTAAAGACCTAAACAGACCGACCCGAAGACGCGCCGCCGGGTAGGTCCCCGAGTAATGATGCCGAATAACGTAGGCCTTCGCGTCTTGTTCTCGGATCAACTCGACACCGTACTTGCTCGGGTCGATAGGCTCTTGTGCTGGCCTGTAGCTCTCGCGTCGTTCTCGCCAACGCTGATTCATTGATTCGCCGGGGAAGGGTCTCCGAAGAGCACCTGTTGACCCGCTGGCTTCGTCCCGGTCCCGTCGCAGGCCTGGGCATGACTCCATGCGTCGGACGGCGTCCGGTCAACGTGGCCGCAGTCGCAGCGGTAGGTCACGGACCATCCGAGCGTCGTCTCTGGCGCGTCCCGCATGAAGCGCATGAAGGCCTTGCGCTCCTGGGTCATGAATTCGGCGCGGGTCATCTCACGGGCCAGTTCAGGCATCGGCATGCCCTTCGTAGCGGTCTCCGAAGACCTGGACTCCGCCCGGGCAGAAGGCGAGCACCGCGATGGCCCTTGCGACTCGCCCGAAGACCTTGGCGGTTTCGCCTTTCGGGCTCTTGAACATCAGCACGTCGCCCTTCTCGGCCAGAAGCTGGCCCACCTCGCGGGCCTCGGCGAGCTCCGAAGGACCCGGGCCGCCGCAGCGCTCCAGCTCCGAGATCTGGAGGGGCACGGCGACGGACAGCGCGGCTCGCAGGACTTCGGGGTCAGGCATTAGCTACCCGTTCGGCTGCCGCCCTACCCGTCGCCATGGCCGCCTCCATGCCCTCAAGCGCCGTCGGTACGAAGGTCCATGCGTCGTCAGGTGCCCCGTCGCGCTCCCTGTCCCGCCAGACCGTCCATCTCCACTTCCCGGCTTCGATGCGCTCGACATACCCTGGCCCGCGTCCACCGTCGGCGCACCATGACTGCGATGTCTGGGAGAAGAGCCACCCGTCCATTCCCTCCGTGCCGGTCTCGGCATCGAGAATAGCTTGAAGTCGGGCCAGTTCAACTCGGCATGCGCATCGCTTCTTACCCATGGCTCACCTCTTCCAACCCCGACCCTTCGGCCAGATAGAACATAAACTTCTTGCACCTGCGACAATCTATTACACCGACCCCTTGGGCTTGAAGATACGGGACCGTCGTACCGCACTTCGGGCACGTCATGTATCCCCTCTCTTCCACCCGTAGCCGCCCGGTCGCTGGCAAGCGCGGGTCGTTCGGTGCCTCGAACCAATCCGAGGCGATGAACTCGCAGAGTAGTACCGAAGTGCTGTCGAAGTCCTCGTCTTCTCGGCGAGGTCTGACGGCGATGGACCCGGGTTCACGGGTGCCCCAGAAGGTCATGGAAGCACCGGCCACGGTGAAGGCTTCGAAGTCGCCAGCAAGTAGAGCGGATGCGCCGGGAACCCGCTGGCCGTCAAACCAAGCGCCCGCGTCTCCACCCCGGCGCTGTGAAGCAGTCCAAGGACGTGCTGTCCACGGGCCTGGGCTTTCGGGAACGCTCCCCAAGCGCAGACCACGAAGGCCACCTGTCGGCTCACGTCTACGAGGGACTCGTCATGGCCTGGCCCGATGAGGTCCAAGACCGTACCGTCCCAGAGGGCCCGTGGGTCCGTGGAGCGCCATCCGTACAAATTCAGCATCCACATCCCGTCGAAGCCCCAAGCGTGAGCGAAGTTCCTGCATCGCCGGATGGTAGGGTCGTCCTTGGACTCGTCTGCCGTGCTCGGGTTGAGACCGAGGAAGGCTACGGTCTGGCCCATGCCCCACTTCCGCCAGAGTCGATATCTGTAGCGCCGGTCGTCGGTGAACGTCGCCCCGTCTTGAGCGAGTGCATCGTCGGCAAAGAGCTGAACCTGCCCCATCGTCACGCCTCCATGTCCTGACCCGTGGTAGCCATCGGGTAGACGGCGATCACGTCCAAGGTCAACGCCCCGGAAGACTCGTACCCTGCCCACCCGTCCGGGTAGACAAGCTCCGCGAGCTGGCAGACAGCAGCCGCAAGCAACATCAGGTCTTCGTCTCCCTCAAGCAGAGCCAGCGACTCTGTGTCCTCCAGAGGCACCGGCTCCCCATGGCCAGCGTGCCAGTCCACGAAGCACCAGGCCGGGGAAGCGTCTTGTGCGAAGAACCAGGACCGCTCTTCCTGCTTGAGCCACCCGAGCACGTCTTCATCCTCGGTCAGGTCTTCAGGGAGGGGCTCGGCGCAGACCGCCAAGCCGTCCCTCATGCGGATGCCCGCCCACGTCAACGGCCCGGCCCGATGGTCCGACGCTGTGAACTGAAGGCACCCACCGACTACGAGAAGTTGCTGCACCTGTTCCGGAGTCATCGGTCCACCAAAAACCCGGAGGCTTCGGCTTCGAGTTTGCTGGCCACCAACGAGCACCACTCGTACTGGTGCCCAGACTGGTCTCGAAGGAGCATCACGCGGATCCCTACCCTGTGGAGCACCACGCGCCCCGTGGTTGAATTCTCGGCCATGTCGAGGAGCATGCGGAGCTGAGCGGTGTCGAGCACCATCCGCCGGTCCGTGCGGTCGTCTCCCCCGCCGTACTGGACGTCTCGCAGGACCAAGGGCCGTCCGGGTAGCTGTAGCCCCGGCTTGACCATGGCCCGCCAGGACAGGGCGTTGAAGAGTAGCTGCTTTTCGGGATTCTCTGACATCGTGCCTCCAAGGGTGTGCCTCGTAGTAGCCCTGACCACTCCGGCGATGTTGAAATAGGTGCTGGTTCCTGCACGCGACTAACCCGGTTCATGTTACTATGTTGATGACAGGCAGTTGCCTGTTGATGCCCGAACCCAGAAGGAGTTTCAATGACTATCCGCCCAAAGAACATCCTCACGTCCACAGTGGGCGCACTCCCCGTGCTCCCCTTGGAGCCGACCGAGGACCGCGTCTGGCTCTCGAAGAGCTGCCGCTGCCGACGCTACGTCCTCCGGGGCGTACCCGGTAAGCTTGTGGACGTGCTTATCGATGATCGGGGCTCAGATCTCCCGGCTGATCACGACCTTGTGATCAGCGTGGTCCGAAAGGCCGGCCATTTCGACGGCACGGAGCGGGACCGCATCACGGTCCGGGCCATGCAGCAGAGCGAGACCCGCTATCTCGCTCACGCCGAGGTGGCGGTCACTGAGACCGACGCATCGATCTCCATCTCCATCTCCCGTCCAGGGATGCGTGGATGGAAGGGCGAGTACGCTCGGCTCCGGAGCGATCTGGACAGGTACTGTCTCCCTCGGATCGTAATGTGGCACTGGCGGAGGTACTACGCCATGCTTCCGATGGATGAGGTCACTGCTCTCGCCGACTCCGGGACGTGGCTCCCCGAGAATTGCCCCACGCTTTCCGAGGCCAACCGGGCCGCCTCCCGCGCGCTCTACCGCCTTGCCCGCGATCTGGGCTGGCGAAAACTGACCCTCCGCGAGAGGACCGTCCTCAGACTCGACTCGATGTGGGTAGACGAGGCTACCTACAGCCGCGCTCACGATGCCCTCGGACATCCCACGGGCTGCGGAGAAACGACTATTGCCGGAGCGAGGTCCTCTGACATCGAGTACGTCTCCCGTCTCTGGAGACGACCCGAGTATCAGGAGTAACCATGCCCACCGCGCGCGAAATCTTCCGCCTCCCCTTGTCCATCGGCTCCCGTGAGCTGATCAAGGGCGTCTCTGACGTCCCCACCCTCAAACAAGCCCTGGCCCTGGAAGAATCCGCCAAGGTCCCCCGACAGGCTCGCGTGGACCAGCTCCGGCTTCGTATCGCAGTCCTCGAAGTCCCCGAGGAGGTCATCGAGACCTGGAAGCCCCACCGACTCCCGGCGATGCTCGGAGTACCAGACACGCCCAGGCCCGCCAGGAAGCCCCGCCCCGTCCAGGTCACGACGGCCGAATACCGAGAGGACGGCTTCGTGGTCGAAACGGTCAAGGACCAGGGCCCGGAGCCCAAGGTCGTCAAGGTCCCGACGTGCAGGGCCCACGGAGAGCCCGAAAAGCTCCCCCGCGAGACCGGCGCTCGGTCGTCCGCCTACATGACAGGCCGTGGAGCTTTCGCCCAAGGCGTCCCTGCCCGAGACGTCCCCCGCGAGTACGACGTGGACCAAGCTCGAGACTGGACGGCTGGGTGGGAGGACACCGAAGAACTGGTGAGGACATCACCCGAAATCGTGCGCCCGCTCATCGTGGAGACCATCTCCCCGGCGATGCCCCCGGAGCTTGAGGAGGCCCTCGACATCCTGGCGAGCGTCCAGGCCGAAGACCTCGTGAACGAGGCCCTCGCTGGTTCACTGAACGAGCCGATCCCGGTGAACGAGAACCCGGCCCCCGTGAACGCTCCCGAGCCCCCGGTGAACGAGCCCACACCGGTTGACCCGACATCGCCGGAAGGGTCTTGGTCCGTGTCCCTGGTTCGCGCCATGGCGTCTGGTGACGTCCGCACCGCCGAGCTGCTCCTTGGTATCGAGTCCCGCCGGGCCTTCAACGCCCACGCCCTGGCCACGGCGCTGTGCTCTGCGATGGCGAGCCAGAAGCCCGTCCGATCCCCGAAGGAAAAAGAAGTATCTAAGAGTTATTCCGTTGACAGTCTAACGTGAATCGAGTTATAGTTAGTGCATGAACAGCGGTTGTTGTTCATGCCTCCACCCCACCCCAGCAAGGAAGACAACATGACACAGTGCACTTACTCCCTTCGAATCGACGGCGAGGTAGTTGGCGATGATTACCCCACCATCGAAGCCGCCAGGGAGGCCGCCCTCGAAGAGGGTGACGCATCCAAATGGGAGACCAGCACCGAGACCACCTGGACCGACGTCCAGATCATCGAAGCGGAAGACGGCTACGAAGACGTTGTCGTCGACACGGTAGTCGTCACGACCGACCCCGAAGAGCCCGACTGCACCGACGACGAAGACCACGACTGGCAGTCCCCCGTCGACATCGTCGGCGGGTGCGAAGAGAACCCCGGGGTCTTTGGCTCCGGGGGGGGGGTCCACATCCACGAAGTGTGCCTGCACTGCGGTTGCGAGCGCATCATTGATACCTGGGCCCAGCGCCGCGACACCGGCGAGCAGGGCCTGAGGTCGGTCGAGTACATCGAGGGCAAGTACGCCGACGAAGTCGAAGCCATCAAGGAAGACAAAGACTAGTAGTCGTCCCCAGCGAGCTGCTCACCCGGCGATGTCGGGTGAGTAACGCGGTAGGAACGAACCTCCAAGGAGCTTCCCCATGAAGTACGTCTACAAAGTCGAACGCACCACCACCGGCCGCCCCATGGCGATGGCCGGCACCATGTCTAAAGACGGCCAGGTCTTCTGGCCCCTCTCCATCTTCCACGTCGCCAACACGGTGCGCGAGGCCAAGCGCCTGGCCCGTGTCGAGGCGGACGAGATTCTGGCTGAGGTCAGACTCAAGAGGAACGAGTAACACGCATCAACTTTATTGTTGATTCCATAGGTAGATGCTGCTATCACATAGATGCACATCAACCAAGGAGTCAACCATGGGCCTCAAAAGAGAGAAGAACCCGAACTGGAAAGGCGGACGTCTTGTCGGAAGCAACGGATACGTGCTGGTCAAAGTCGAAGACGGCCATCACCTCGCCCACATCAACGGGTACGCCTACGAGCACAGAATCGTTGCAGAGCAGATCCTTGGTAGAAAGATTCTCCCCACCGAACTTGTGCATCACAAGAACGAAGACCGAACGGATAACCGGCCAGAGAACATCGAGATTGTCAGCAGCATATGGGCGCACAAGGTTCACCATCGACACAGCGGCAAGGTGCGTCAACTTCCAGACGAACCTAACGAACTCGTCTCATGTGCTTGTGGCTGCGGAGCTACTTTTTTTAAGTTCGATGAGTCCGGAAGACTACGAAAGTACATCGACGGCGGCCATTGGAGAAAAGGAAAGAAGTCCAAGATCAACGAGATCGTTCCGTGCGCCTGTGGATGCGGATCTACATTTCTAAAATACGATGAGCATCAAAGACCACGAAAATACATAAACGGTCATAACGTAGGACAAGGAAGAAAAAGCGGATGGAAGAAACCAGACCTATCGCTGTTTCCGGAACCAGAGAATGGGCCTCAAACTCGGTAAATACCGTGCGGGGCTGCTCAAATTCTTGTTGCTATTGCTATGGATCAGCCATGGCCTACCGCTTCCGGCGATGTGAGCCCGGTCAGTGGTCCAACGAACATCCAAGCACCCCGGGAATGGCAAAAACAAAGCGCCGCTACCAGGGCACGGTCATGTATCCCACCACCCACGATATCTCCCCGGCGCTGGCCAACTGGACTATCCAGGGGTTGAAGAACCTCCTTGAGGCCGGGAACGAAGTCCTGGTAGTCTCCAAGCCCCACCTTGACGTGATAGCTCGGGTCTGCACCGAGCTTGCCCAGTACAAGTCCAAAATCATGTTCCGCTTCACGATCGGGTCGTCTTCGTCGGTCATCCTCAAGTGGTGGGAGCCCGGCGCTCCCAGCTTCGAGGAGCGCTTGATGGCCCTCGAATACGCCTACTCCCAGGGATTCAGGACATCGGTGTCCTGCGAGCCGTTGCTCGAAGTCCAAGAGGAAAAGGTGCTCGCACTTGTAAGCATCTTGTCCCCCTTCGTGACCGATTCGATCTGGATCGGGAAACTGAACCAGGGTGCAGCACGGCTGAAGCACAACGGCTTCGCCGACGCCACCCACCTTGAGGGCCTCCGTCGCCTGGAAGCCTCGCAGTCTGACGACCGGGTGAAGGCGCTGTACTTGCGCCTCCGTGACGACCCCCTCGTGAAGTGGAAGGAGTCCATCAAGGCCGTCGTTGGGTTGGACATGCCCACCGAGGCGGACGACGGATGGGCTGGAGACCTTCGTGCCCTGTCTGTCAAGCAGCCCTGGGCTTCGTTGCTCGTCTCGGGTCGCAAGACCTGGGAGAATCGATCCACAGGACTCGGCATCAAGGGCTCGCGCTGGGTCTTCATCCATGCGTCCGCGTCTTTCGACGTAGACGCCGACCCGAAGCTCACCGACGGCATAGGCTTACTACCCACGTCCGCTATCATCGGTGTTGTTATTCTCGGCGAAGGCGTCCCCGTTGAACAAGTTACGACGGATCGCGAGTGGGCAGAAGGTCCCGTATGTCTTCCCGTTACCTACGCCGTGGCACTCAAGAAGCCCGTTGCATGTGCGGGCAAGTTGTCGCTCTGGCGGATCTCACCAGAACTCCGAGCACGTATCGAGGAAGAGACCGGCCCCCTGGGCACCATGATCGCCCAGAACGAAAGCGTCAGACGACAATCCGCCCGCTGACTGTTGTCAGGTGCTCCCGACGCCAAGCGTCATCCCGTAGAGGCTCCTTTACGATGTTACCCCGATACTCGACTTCGGCCCCTTGCTCCCCGAGTCGATAGACCTCGATATCCCATGGCACTGGACCCGACGGCCTCGGAAGGGTCAACTCCCCTTCCACCATCTTCGCCAAGCAATCGGCATGACGGATGACCACGCGGCCTGTCTTCCCGAGCGCCAGCATGGACACGAGCTTGTAGGCGACCCACAGGCCCCCCAAGGTGTCTCCAATGTAGAAAGGCACCCAGGGAGCTACACCGGCCCACGCCTGCGCCTGAGCGATAACGTCGAAGGACCGCTCACCTACTTGTGGCCGAAACGAGACCCAGGGCACGTCAAGCCGTCGCGCCTGTTCATCAGGGTCCACGCCATGCGCCAACCACCACGACTCCGAGAGATTCTCGACAACGCCGGAGAAGGCTCCTACCGACAGGTTTAGCACTTCGTCCGCTACGTGGTTGACGAGCACCTTCCCCGCGTTGACCCACCGCCAAAGCTCGTCTCCGTGAAGAAGCCCCTGAATAGGGTCTTGCAGGTACAACCACTTTTCTACCTGGAAACCCTGCTCCGCGAGCACCATCCCGGCATAGGCGGGTACCAGATAGCGGCCAATCTCAAGGATAGGTGGTTTCATGGTCGATCTCGTTCTTCGCCGTGCAGAACACCACCTTCGCTCCGTCGAAGTGCTCGGACGCGGCATAGGTAATCAGCACGCAGACATCCCCGATTTCACCGAGGCGAGCCCCGCCGCCGTTCAAGGTGAACACGCCGTCTTCGTCCACGGGCAGGATATACGTCACCCACCGGTTGCCGTTGTTGAGGTTGATGACATGGACCTGCTCGTAGGGCTCCATGCCCGCCGCTGCAATCAGGTTTCTGGATAGCGAGATGGACCCGACATATCGAATATGCTTGTCGGTGACTCTGACATCGTGGACCTTGCCTGATACAAAGGTTTTCATTGTGTTACCTTCGGCGAATATGCGAACGAACGAAGAGACAGCCTACGAATTAGCTTTGCTTTTATTTTCAACGATTTGTTGGCACTTGTCCCGGTTATTCCCAGTGTTTGATTCAATGCCCGCCACCGGACGGACTTTGAATAATATCTAATCATGGCCGGATTAGCTGTGTGATTGTGATATCGAAACCCGCGTGCATACAGGTATTCTCCCAGCCACTCATCAAACCTTGGTCCAATGCCAAGCCCTTGATAATCGGGCAGCACTACCAACCGATGCCCGAACTTTATGTTCTTCGTCTGGGCATGGGCCTGGTGCATGTAGGCGTTGAACGCCACAGGTTGACCGTCCAGGGTCAACACGAAACACCGGGCGGCCTTGTGCAATTCGCCGCTCATATAGTGATAACGCCCAAACAAGGGCCAGTAGTCGGACCCGTGAACTTTATGGATTTCGAGCTGCAATTCTGGGTGTCGTTGAAGTGACCTCCAGTTGAAGCGATTCACATGGGGCTCGTAGATCCAGTCTGGTTGGAGCCAGTCGATCACGTCGTAGTGACACCCGATAGCCACGAACTGCCGCCCGGTTTTACGAACGTACTTCTGCACGGCATGACTCGCCACCTGTGCGACTTGCCGGTCAACAACCGACGTGAACTCGTCCACGACTACCAGGCCATCGGTCTCCAGAATCGTCCGCGCCATCATGGCTCGGAACTGCTCACCCGTCGAAAGCACCCGGAAAGGCCGCAACCAGGAAGGGATCGAAGACAGGCCAACCGACGCGAGCGCTTCAGCGATGTCCTGGATCGTGAACCGCTGGTCGAAGGAATCCACCAACGCCTTCGAGCCTGACCACTCCAGACTGACCGGTCGCTGAAAGATCCTTGCACCTACAGTGGACTTTCCCGCACCTGACGGCCCGACGATCAGCCCAACCGACCACGGCCGATCTTCAATCGGCATCCCGATGTCGAGTTCAAGTCGGGACTTCTCCGAAGCCGGAACGTCGAACATGGATTCAACCCGGAGCACGCGGGGCGTTCTCTCCACCTGCACTTCAAGGACTACATGATCGGTCGGCATTTCACACCTTCCGTCAGTAGTCGAGCCAGTAGAGCCTCCTGCTCCTTGTAATCGCCGCACTCCACGACGATGTCGAACCGCTGCTCAAGGTCCGTTACCGGAGCGTTCCCAGTGACTATCGGGGCCTCCTGCCTGCCGACGATCTTCTCAAGCTCCTTCGGATCCCACCCGATGTCCGCCAACCCGTCGAAGCTCCCTTGAAGCTCCCGCACCACGTCGGCCAGCCCAACGGGGTCCCACTCGGCCAGCTCCGCAGACCGATTCAGGACCAGTGCCAGCTTCGTCGCCGCCGGTCCGTGAACATCCACTTCGGCGATCATCACCTCGTCACGGCCGAGGGCGATCAACTCGTCAAGCCGGCAGTTGCCACCGAGCACCTTTCCGGTGCCCCGCTCGACTACGAGGTTCTCGACCTGCCCGAAGGTCTCCAATGAAGCCCGGACTACTTCACGGTTCCTGTCCCCGTGCTTCCTGGCGTTCGTCGGGTCCTGATGTAGCTCGGCAATCTTCGCCAGCCGCCAAACAGGCGCGGCTTGAGCAAGGGCTTCCTTGACGGGGTCGGTCTTCTTCTTCGCACGGGGCATTCAACACCCTCCTTTCATCCGCCAGTATAACGGGACATCACCGGAGAGATCAGAACTCCGGCCGCCACCACGCCCACAAGCACGCATCCAGCGTGCCCCGTTGGTATCCCGCGACGACCAAGGCGTCGGGTAGAACCTTGAGGACCCCTTCCACCACGTCCTCCGTGGGCAGGTTCCGGTAGTATCGACTCCCCCCATCGACAGACGGGGCCGTCGCCAACTCGTGTTCCTGATACCCAGGCCCGGCCCATGTGAAGAACAGCCAGCCTCCCGCTCGTATCATCTCGCACGCCTTCCTGACGGTCCGCTCCCAGTGCGGATCATGCTCGAAGACCTGGCAGCACAGGACGATGTCCGCCCTGTCAACCGCGACGTCGTGAGCCAGCGAGACCACGTCCACCCCTGGCCCGGCCCGCCAGTCCACCCCTATATAAGTCCCCGCACCTGTAAAGACTTCTCGCGGTGAGCCGTTGATGATGTAGCTCCCGAACTCGACAACCGACAGACCCGCGAGGGACGCTGGTACTTCGGCTTCGTCGCGGGCACGACGTAGAAAGTCCAGGATCTCGACATGCATCAGCGAATCCTCGCGAGTCTCGACACGAGCCATCTGAATTCATCCACCGAGACGAGGTTCAGCCACTCCCGGCGATGCGCCACGAAGAAATCCCACCCGGCCCGGTCGGTTTCTTCCTTGGACCACGGCACCGGCGACGACCTGACGGCACCACCGGGCAAGACGAGCCCGCATCCGAGGTCCGTCTCGACAACGCCCATCCAGGCTTCGGGCCCGAGTTGGTGTCTCGCGTCCATCCACCCGCGCCACACGTCCCCGCACCAGATGCCCCCGCACAGGCCCCGCCTACCAGAATGCTCCGTCGGCGGGTCGCAGTCGTGAACCAGGATGGCCCCGCCCGGCGTCAGGTGCTCCCAGGCATTGACGATGTCTCGGCAGACCTGCTCCCGGTGATGGAGCCCGTCCACGAAGACGAGATCGAAGGTGAACCCCGGAGGCAAGCTCTTGAAGTAGGCGTCTGACGTAGCCCTGACGGTCGCGCACCCGCCCGCTGGGTCAACCCCGATCTTCTCGGGGCACTCCACTCGTGAGAAGCAGTTGCCAGACTGGACGCCTATTTCGAGGTAGCGGACCGCTCCAAGCTGGTAAGCAAGGGCGTTCAGGAGATCCCATCGTGCCTGGCCCATGAAGGCCTCCAGAGTCGAAGGTGGAATAAGTGGTAACGCCTGCAAGCTACTTCGTGTAGCCGTCGGCCTCAGCCCATTCCTCAAGCTGAGACGTAGAAAACACGTCATCGGGGTTGCGGCTGTCGCGGACCCAATCATCCACCTTGCGCCCGCCGAAGACCTCGTCAGGAGAAAAGGTATCACGGACCCACTCCTTGAGGGTCTCCGGCTCGAACACTTCGCCCGGGTCGAAGTTGTCGGCGATGTACTCAATGACGTCAATGACGTCATCGAGGAACGCCGCGCCGAATAGATTTCTATCCCGTTCTGTGGTTCTCATGCTCCACTCCTGGGGTTGGGTTCACCGAAGTAGTAGCCCCTACTCCCCGCTTGCCACCTTCTCCAGCACCGGCCGGCCGCCAGGAAAGGGTAGGACGTTCGATACCTCGGTAGAAGTCCGGAGAATCCCGAGTATCAACCCCATCTCCTCCAGGTCTTCCTGTAGAGCCTCGTTCCAGTCAGCTCCACGCTTCACGGCTTCCTCGACTCGAACCGACGTCGCCAGCGGGTCCTTGATCTGGGCTGCGGTCGGTCCGTCTTGTAGGTCACGCCGAAGCTTCTGAACGATGGCCAGGTCCGCGATGTTGACCCTGGCCTTGCCGTCTTGGAGCGCCTTGGCCAGCGTACCTTCTGCGGCGTCCAGAATCAGGGTCATCCGTCGTTTCGCGACGTTCCGCGCGTCTTCTGCCTTGGCGTCTCGTTGCCGTTCAAGCGGTATCGCTGGCTCGGGTGGAGGTTGCGGCACAGGTTCCGGCACCGTCCCGTCCTCCCTCACGAATTGCACGCTCATCAAGTGGATTATCCGCGAGACTTCCACCGGCCCCTTGCCAGGGTACTTCTCGGCATAGACCCGCGCGGCCATCGCATCAGCACCGAGCCCAAGAACCCGCGCCCGTTCGTCCCACTCGAACGCGATACGCCACTTTCTAACTGCTCCTTCGGTCTTCTTTACTGCCTTGGCGGTCGCGGTATTCGTCCGTGCCCCTTTCTTTCCAGGGTCCTGCATGAGCCACAAAAGGAAGGCCCGATGCGCGTTGGAGGTTTCACCGCCTCTTTTCGCGAGTTGCTTCGATTGTGGTTCGATCTCGGTCATCCTGATCCTTCGGGGGCTCGTACTTTCGTACCGTCTTTCGTCCCTGCTCCGAAAAGATACCACACCTGCAAGGACTTTTCACGGGTGGCGGTGCGTACCTACCCGAAGAAGCCCCCTTGCTCGCCGTGGAGCCCTGGCAGGCTCGGAAGTTGCTTGCGGATGCGAGCCTCTACTTCATCAGGCACGAACCACCCGCCTTGATGGCCCTTGCATGAGACCGGCTCCGGGAGCACCCGCACCTCGTCAAGCGACCACTGCCACTGGTCTTCGACGCCCCATGGGCGAGCGAACCCGAGGCACGCAGAACCGAGACGGGCCATCGCCGGGATGACGCCCAAGGGGCACGTCTCACGCGAGAGCACCTGCCCCTCGTACTTGATACTCCCGTCGGCCTTGAAGGTCATCCCTCGCACTCCGGCCCTCAGCGCCATGTCCCCGACGTCGGAGATCCGCTGAAGCGTCGGCCTGTTGACCCCCGCGTGCAGGGCGAACCAGTCTCCCGGTTGAAGCCCGTACCACTTCGGAGACCGAGGCCTGTTCTCGATCCGCTTCCCGAGGTACAGGATAGCGAACAGCCACTCAGGCCAGAGCGTGAGAGCTTTCACCCCTCACCCCCAGCAATGTCAGCACAGAGAACGCATCGAGTAGGACCACCTGCAACAGGCTTCCCGCAGTCCATGCACCTTCGGATGGTCCAGCCGTTCAGGAAAGTCTCCTGCTTGTCCCCGAGGGCATGGAACATCTCGGCTTCTGTCGGTTCCATGCCCAGCAACAACAACGCGGCAATCGCTCCTTGTCCCATCAGCTTCCCTTGGTGAAGGTTCGCTGACGTAGTAGCCCCTACGTCCCCTTCTTCGTCCGTCTCCCGAATTGGGCACGAACCACGGCAACCACCACAGCGGGCGGCACCGAGTTCCCGATCCTGGCTACCTGTTGAGCCTTCGTCCCGGTCAGAATGTAGGAATCCTGGAACCCTTGAGCACGGGCCAACTCGCGGGGCTGGAGCATCCGCATGCCGATGTCAGCCAGGACGTAGGACTCACCGTCCAGCGTCACGAACACGAGCCCGAAGCGGTCCTTCGAGACGATGGTATCGAGCGGCGCCCCTACGCATTGAGCCTGCGAGCCCTGCCCGTAGAACTTCGTCAGGAACACCGCGACCAACGCAGCATGACCACCACCACGTCCACCGCCAGTCGTCACCGTCAGTGCTGGAATGTCGATGGGTTGGCCTGCCAGTGCAGACCCGTGGAGCTTGTCGAGGAAGACTGCGACGAGGCCATGATGGTCAACGGCCGTCACCGTACCGAGAGGCTCGTCTACTGCGAGACCCCGATTCTGATACCCGTTCGGTCCGCCGTAGTGCTTCGCCAGGAACGCCGACACAAGCCCCAGGTGCCCACCGAACGACGCGGTAATAGTCGGTGCAGGTGCATCGATCTTTCTGCCCACCGACTTCCCCCGGTGATGGTTCAGGGAAGGTATGACCAGTCCGAACCGGTTCTCGGTCGTCACCGTCGGGAATACGTCGTCTACCGACTCCACGCGCGGTCGTTGTCCAGGATGCTCAGAATTGTACCGTACCAGGAACGGGTGAGCCGCCTCCAGGACGTACCGTCGCACCCCTTCGGCGATGCGGCGTTGTGTCGCCTCAGCCAGCGGCTTCTTGCGCTCGAATATCGAGGGGCACAGCAAAGACCAGTCAATGCACTCCGCAGCCGTCCGGTAGGACTCGCGTCCCTTACCGTGCGTCGGCTCCGGCCAGACCACGGGCTCTCCATCGCCCCGAGCAACCAGAAAGAGCCGTCGTCTCGAAGTGGGGGCTCCGTAGTCAGCCGCGCACAGGACGCGCCAGTCTACGCGATACCCGAGCAACCGAAGCCGAGCCACGAAGACCTGAAACGTCTCGCCTGCCTGCTTTTTGATGGGCTGGCCCTCTTCGTCCAGGGGGCCCCACGTCAGGAATTCCTGCACATTTTCCATGCAAATTACGTCCGGTCGGACGGCTTGCGCCCACTCGACAACGACCCATGCGAGATCCCGAATCTCCTTCTTTCGAGGCTTGCCGCCCTTCGCTCTGGGAAAATGCGTGCAGTCCGGCGATGCCCAGAGCAGGTCCACCTTCCGGCCTACGACATTCGGCGAAACCTCAAAGACCGACTTCTCAAAGTGGATCGTTTCTGGATGGTTCGCCGTGTGCATCAAGATCGAAGCCGGGTCATGGTCGACCGCGATCACGACGTTCCCCCCAGCCCTGCGCATCCCCTCCGAAGCACCCCCGCCTCCCGCGAACAGGTCCACCGCCACGATGTCTCTCACCTCGTTCTCCACCAAGCGACCATCAGCAGGCACACCCCGAAAGCCACGAACACCGGAAGTCTCACAAGTTGCTTGCACATGAAGTCAACTCCTGTCCGTCCAACGAAACCCGCCAACCGGCACGCATCAAGAACCGAGCGGCCCACTGACGGTGGCACTCTTCCCCCGGTTGACACGCGCACATCAGGGAGTCTCCATCAGCGACCGGGAACCTGTGCAGCCCTGTCCGGGCCATCAGTTTTCCGGGTGCGAGCTGCCCCGCGTCCAGCACACCTTGAAGCCCAGCCTCGTAGACCGCCTGATAGCGGTTCAAGGGCTCGCGTCCAGCGAAGAGCGGGTTCTTGCGCGCGTCCAGCGCTGCCCGCATCATGCGGATCACATCGCCGGAAGGGACAAGCACCGTCACCGAGCCGTCACCAACCTCCCACTGGCGGGGCAGGGCCATGATGGTCAAGGCACGTCCATGTCCTAGATATCTCAGGCCCTTCGGCCCCCAGCAAGTCAGGTGAAGCACGGTCAACCTCCGAACAGTCCGCCCTTTGGCGTGGACTTCGTAGTAGCCTTCGCCCGGTCTTCGGCGTCTGCCCGGTCTCGCTTCGCCTGGTTGGCCGTCTCTTCGGCAATGTAGGCGTCCTTCACCGGCGCTGTGCTCACGAGCACATCGTCATCCTTCGCGCCAGCCCCGCGCTTCCGGCGCTGTTCGTCCTCGAACTCCCGACGGGCCTTGGCCACACCCGCAGGCGTGTCGTCCCTCGTCATCCCCTCCCCCTTCGCCGCAGATACATCGCTCCATGTGCGAGCAACTCTCACGAACGACGCCCGGACCCACCTGAAGACCTCCAGGTCTTGCCGGGCCTGTTCCGTCGCCCGGACCGCCGCCAAGCCCACCGCCCGCCACGTCGTCAGCGCGTCCATGGCCCGACCGACCGAGGCCGACAGGACCTTGGCGCTGGCCACCACGGCCGGCCCGTTGCGCTTGATCAGGTCGGCCTTGAACCGCTCTCCGGCCGCCATGGCGTCCCGGTAGGCCACCCGCCCGGCCTCCAGATCCAGCTCGATGCAGAGGGACACGACGCGGGCCCGGTACTCGGGAGACACCCCTGCCAGCCACTTCGTCAAGGCCTGCCAGTCCCCCAAGACGGAAGGTGGCATGCGCGTCGGCCATTCGGCGTCCGTGGCCTTGTCGAGGTACCGAGGGTCAGGCACGAGCCACCAACACCGACAGCAGAGCCACCAAGGCCCCCAGGAGCCCCAAGGCCAGCCCGACGGCCCAAGGCGTCCAGGTAGGCCAAGACAGCGCCGGAGTAGGCGGGGGCTGGGCTGGCGGCACGAGGATCAGCCCAAGGCGTCCCCTCCCTTCCTCCCCGTCCTGGACGATCAACGTACTGGCGATGGAGTACCCTCGGTCCATCAAGGCCAGCAGCGCGGGGTCGGTCTGGAGGCTGTCCTTCAGGGTCGTAGGGTCAAGGGTGATGATGGTCGGTCGGTCGGTCAAGCTGCACCTCGTCTCAACACCCTACCCCGTGGGGCCTGGGCAACACCCGCCAGCGGTCTGCCGGCGAGCTGGTTAGCGACGTCTCGAAGGTCTCGGGACATCGGGAAAGGGGGTAGCGCGGCTTTCAGGGTCTGCCAGCCGATCCCGAACTTCAAGACCCGGTTGTCGAGCAGGACCACTACGCCGCGGTCTGTCTGGCTTCGGATCAGCCTACCCGCCCCTTGTGCCAGCACCATCGCCGCTTGCGGGATGGACCTCAAAGTGTAGGCCGACGGTGAGTCCAGCCCGTTGTCGAGCGCCCGGCTCACCAGGAGCTTCCCCACAGCTTCCTCCATCGGGTCATCCGGACGTGCGAACGGCACGCGGTCAATCACGACGCACCTGCACGAGTCCCCCTGGACATCCAGGCCCTGGAAGAAGGACCGCGTGGCTACGAGCACCCCGTCTCGGTCGTCTCGGAACCAGTTCCGCAATTCCGCCCGGCCTGACTCGCCCTGAACCCGCACGTCCCACGGCTGGCCTGACGCTGCGTTCCGAAGCGCCGTGGCATAGGCATTCATCTGACGCATCGAGGACGCCAATACGAGCACCCCACCGCCGGCCAGCTTGACGGTCTCGACTACCTGCCGGGTCGCCCACTCCGGCCATGCGACGTCATTCGGCTCCGGCCCTTGAGGCACAACCAAGACGCCCTGCTCGGCGAGCGGAAACGGGGATGGGAGTCTGGTCTCAAAAGTCGGAACAGGTGCGCCGATCTTCTTGCCTTCGTCGTCGGTCCGGGTCCCGAATCCAAGCGCGATCCGCTGGGGCTCGTAGTCCGGCATCGTTGCAGTCGTGAACACGGCCAGCGGGTACTTCGCTGCCATGTCCGACGTCGCCCAAGACACGTCCGCCGGTGACATCTTGGCGTTGACTCTGATTTCTCCGGTCTTGCCCCGTACTTGCTCGAACCAGAACGCCCACGGATCATCGCACCCCGGCCATTCCGTGCAGGGCTCCGCGTTGATGACGGCGCGGTATCGCTCGGAGAGCGCCAGGAGCTGCTCCCATGTCTTCGCGAGCTTGCCGCCCTTGTCCGATACCTCAGAATCGTCGAACTTCGGAGGCTTCATCACGCGCGGATGGAACTGAGAGCACCCGAAGGCGAAGCAGGCCTTGGCGACATCTCCGAGGAGGTCTTCCAGCCCGTTGGCGTACCGCTCGGCTTCCGGCTGGTCAGCTCCGAGCCAGCCCGGCACCATCTTGAGCATGTCCTGGGCCGGCTGGCCCGGAATCTGCTGGGCGTCCACCCATTCCGCAGCGCGGTCCATGAGCCACTTCACCGGCCGGTCTACCGCTGCCTTGGCTTCGTCCTCGGACAGGCCCGCTACCCGGACCCTGCCCGCCAGCGTCTTGCCTGAGAACGGCGTGACCTGACCCGTCGCCGTAGACCGAAGGCAGTCCTCCAGGTCATGCGACTCGTCCACGGCCAGCAGGCACGTCTGGAGCTTCCCGGCCACGCACAGATAATGGTGGTTCGTGACGACGACATGAGCCGTCAGGTAGCCCCGGATCGCCCGTCGCCAGAAACAGAGCTTCGGCGCGTCGGGCTCGTCCTTCTCGGTGAAGTGAGCGCAGGCGTCCCCGGTGCATTCGTCCGACCCAGCGGCCATCTCCTGCCATCGCCATCCAGAGTCCCAGGTCAGGTCTTCCTTGTCCCCGGAGCACTCGGGAAGGCGAGACCACCGAAGGAGCTTCGCGATCTCTTCGTCGGCGATGAGCTCCCCACCGAGCGCCCGGATCTTGTATCGGCAAAGGTAGTTCTGTCGGGACTTGAGAAGTACGACCTTCAACACGTCCTCGATCCCGAGCATCCTCGCCAACGCAGGAAAGTCCTTCTTGACGAGCTGCTCCTGCAGCGCGATGTTCGCCGTGGAGACCAGGAGCTTCGGGGGCTCAGTCGGGACTCGCGTCCCCGCCTTCTTCGCCCTGGCCACGGCCGCGTTGAAGACCACCTTGGCCCTCAGCGCCATGAGCACGCCCGGCACACCGTAGGCCAGGCCTTTACCCGTACCGCAAGGAGCTTCCACGAACCCCCATTGAGGAATTCGTGAGATGAAGTTGCCTTCTTCGTCTCGCCCCGACTTCGCGCGGGCCTCAACCAGGTCCACGATGCCCAAAGACATCTGCACCTGTTGCGATCTAATCTCCCACCCCATCTCAGCGAGCGGCCCGGTGGGTCCGTAGAACTCTTCTACCAGCGCCCGCAACGGCTTTCCAGCGGGGTCCATGGCCTGCTTGGCTATCTCGTGCATCGTGGTTGCTCCCTTTCTCGCAGCAGTAGCCGCATCCTGCTTTTTCTCCGCAAAACCGGAAACGCCCCAAAAATGAAGGGCGCACCCACCATTAGGCGCGCCCTTCGTGAGTGGTCCAGAGGACCGGACAATACTATGCCTGAGCGACCTTCACCGATCCGAAATCCACGACGTTCCCGGGGTCGGTCTCGTCAGCCTCGGGCGGGAGCACCCCCGCGCCTTCCGGGTCCTTCGCGAACTCCACGGCCCTGGCGACGATCTCCCGGGACAGGATGAACTCACCTTCCGCTGGCTGGTGCGCCGCGTAGGACTCTCCGACGGCCAGCGTGATGGCGCGGTAGCTGGGGGCCGCCTTCGACTTCTTGCACGCCGTGACGAACTTCTTGAGGGCCTTCTCGGTCACATCGCCGGGGAGCAGCGGCCAACAGGCGCTGACTGTATCGTGCTCCACGAAGACCTCGTCCTCGAAGGTGTCGAGCTTGCACCGGCCCGTCTCCAGGTCCTGGTCAACCACGCGGCCCCATACCGTGTCCCCTTCGGCGTCCGTTCCTACGGCGATGCCGCCCATGGAAACCAGGACCGGCTTGGGCTTGTCGCCGAACAGCGGGAGCACCTGCTGACTGCCGGTGACCTTGAGGGAAACCACGTTGGCCAGGTCGTAGGCCAGCTTCGACGCCATCGCTGCCGTCTGACCTGCCATCTGAAGCTGCACGGTCATGGCCACCGCCCGCTTGGAGGCCCGCAGCACTACCGCCTTGACTTCGGCCCCGCCCTCGATGAGTGACTCGCCCGTCTCAGCATTGAACAGCGACGCCAGGGCCCCGGTGATTTCGGGCGTGATGCGAGACTGACGCTTCCAGTTGTCGCGTTCCGTCGCCCTGACATAGTCTTCCGCAGCGCCGGGGAAAAGCCCTGCCACGATACGAGCCTCGTCTACACTGGCGATCATGAACACGATGGACAGGTCGTAGACGAAAGCCGACGCATCCCGGCCGTCCCGTTTGACGCCGAATCGGTTGAAGGTCCCCTTCCCTTCGGCAGAATTCTTGCTGGCATTGAAGTCGAGGTCGATGACTGGCATGAGAAACTCCTGGTGATGGAAAATGGTAACGCCTGCGAGGTAGTAGCCTGTCTCTTCGGCGTCGTCAGGGTCAGAACCCGAGGTCCTCGTCAGCGCCCGCCCCACCCGCTTCTTCGAGCGCCTGCTGTTGCGACTCGTCTTCAGGTGCGGGCTTCTTTCCTCTGGCGATGGTCCTGCCCGTAGACGTGCGGGGCTTTTTCTCCCGGTCGTCGTCGTCCGAGTCCTTGTACCCGGCCGCCCGGGGCACAAGCAACCCGAGCTTGCCCGACGGCGTGTCTGCCCAGTCGTCGGCGTAGCAGCAGGACCCAGGGTCGAAGGCCAGCGCGACCTCCCCGCCCCCGATGGCGAACTCGGACCGGATCTTCTCCGTCCTCACCCGAGTCTGTGGCCACGGTCGCTTGACCTTCTGGCCCTTGATGCGGTCCGGGTAGTCCCTGTCCACGATCAGGAATTCGTCGCACTCCTGGCGAATCGAAGACGAGCCCTTGGCGCGGGTGTAGTTCATCGGCTGCCAGCGCTTCCCGTCGCTCACCGAGTCGTTCCGTGGGTGGACGATCAGGAAGATCACCACGCCCATGATCTTTGAGACCATGGCCAGCGCCTTCATCATCGCCCCGATGGCACGCCGCTCGTCTTCGGCTCCGTCGTCGATGAGATAGCCAAGGTGGTCGATCAGGAAGAACCGGATCCCGAGTCGTCTCCGACAGTACCGGATGGCCTCGATCATCTGCTCCGGCGGGATGTTGCCGTAGTGGTCCAGGATGTAGAGGGGGAGCTCCCCGAGCGCCTGCATGGCGTTCAGGCGGTCTTCCTTCGTGACCGCCGTGAAGTCACGACCTACCTGCATCCTCAGGAGCTTCTGGGTCGTGCCGATCGGACGTTGCTCGAAGGACGTGATCAGGACCGGATTCCCGGCTTTGGCCTGTTGGAGAATAACCCAGGTTCCCCAGCTAGTTTTGCCATGCCCACTCTCCCCCATAATGACCTCTACTCCTGGCCTCCACCCCCCTAACAAGGTGTCCAGTTTCTTGGAACCCGTCGGCACTCCACGCAGTAATTCCGGATGGTCGATGAGCTGCTCTACTTCCTCCGAGAACGAGTCCACCCGCCTGAAATTCATCCCGTGCTCAGGCTTCGCGGCGTCGATGGCCCGCTGAATCTCGGCTTGCGCGATCCCCTCCCAGAGGCACTCGTTGGCGTCCTTGCACGGGAGCACCACGCGGGAGCACTTGTAGATCCCGATCTTTTCGACCAGCTTCTTCCAGCCCTCTTCCCCGTCCCCGTCCTGGTCATAGAGCCCGAAGATCGTCTCGTAGGGTTCGAGTTGGTCTAACCACTCCTCCTTCATCGTCTTGGCCCCGGCGGTGCCGCTAACGACGTTCTGCCGGTAGCCGTAGGAGGACATGGCGATCACGTCGAACTCGCCCTCGGTCACGAGCACCGGCACGCCCTTGTCAGCGACCATCCGGTGAGACCCGAACAAGGGCAACGGCCTACCCGTGCAGACTCGGTACTCCTTGCACTTCCGACAGCCGAACACCGACGAACAGTCTGGACACGTTCCCACGATGGGAACCGACCGGAACCGGACGTTGACCGCCTTGCCCGTCTGGTCTGGGAGCGGCGTCGTGATGTAGGGCCTCCCCGCGCCGTTGACCACGGGCACCCCATCGACCACGTAGACCCCAAGCCGCCACTCTCGAATATCGGTCTCCTTAAGACACCGGGCCAGCATGAGGTAGTCTCGGGCCTGCTTGGCCTGGACCGAGTCCCCCCACAAGGCCACCGCGCACTCGTCTACCAGAGTCGGCGTCCATGAAAATCTCCCCGCAGGTGCGGGCAACTCTTGCGGGGCTTCGTCTTCGGTCCGGTGCTTCGCTTCCGACGTGCTTCTCGGGAGCCGTCGCCCGCCACCATTCAGTAGGGCCTGCGCTGACATCGCCGGGGGAGGTGTCCAGGCTTTCCGCCCGCCCCTGCCCTGACGAGGTTCCTCGTCTCGGGTCACGAGGCCTCGCTGGATAGCCCACTCCCGGAGCTGCCCCCATTCGTCCGATGTCATGTCCTTCGTGGACCGCTTCCACACGGCCAGGCAGACCAGCTCGACAACGTCCCCGCGCACGCCGCACGCATGGCACTGCCAGCCCCTACCGTCCCCGGCGATGCCGATAGGAAGTCTCGAGTCCTGACCCCCGCGCTTCTCAGCTCCGCACGCGGGGCACGGTCCGAGCGTCCGAAGTCTCCCGGACCGGAGCCCGAGGTGAGACGTGGCGACATCTTGAACGGTGGACGCCTTGAGGCATTGGAGCCATTCCAAGGTTACCCCCTGCGAAGGACGCGCCCTGTGGCTTGCGGTCCCCGAAAGAGAGCCATCGGTCCAAGGTCCACGTCGGGCTCGACACCAGTCCCTTGCTGTCCGTGCTTCCACTCCCAGGCCCTCTCGACTCGCCCGGCGGTCTTCGACGACCGGAGCAGGTTGATGATGTCGAGGTACTCGGTCCCCTCCGGGTTGTCTCCCCGCCACCACGTCGCCTCTTTCGTGTCAGCTTCGTGGGCGTACTCGCCAACCAGGAGCGAGAGCTCTTCGACCGAATGATGGTCTCGGAGCCTCGCTCGAATGACCGAGGCCCTCGCTGGGGTCAGCTTCACCCGGCCAGGGTTCGGTCGGTGTCGCCGCCATGCCTCGAAAACTGCCAACACCTGTTGGTCACTCATGAGTCTATCGAGTTCTCCGGCCATGCCCCATCGTCTCCTTCGGGGTTCCGAACAAGTACCCGTATTCGGCGATCCCCGCTGCGTCCGTAACGTGGTCCAGGTCCTCTCGCGCAACGCCCAAGAGCCCTGACATCCGTTGTAGTAGTTCCTCCAGTCCAGGGAGCCGACGGGGCATCATCAACAGACTGGCCTTCTTCGCTTCCTCACGCTTCGTCTGGCGGGGCAAGCCCAGTAACCGCGCCCGCCAAGTCGAAGCCCCCGGAGAAACTTGCTTACACCTGCAACGACTTTCCAACGGCCCGAGAATCAGCCCGGTCTGGTAGGCCACGATCAGGCTCGTCTTCGCAGACCGGCCGACGTATGGAGCCTCCACGGCGATGCCCCATGTAGGAGTCTCCAGGACCCTGGCTACCGACGACTCCAGAAGCAGTCCAACCCCGTGGAGGTCTTGGACCACTTCCCGGCGCTGGTGCTCGTCCGTGACCACGGCTACCTCGTACACGTCTCGGCTGAACTGCTGACGGTCTCGCCAGACGTACAAAACAAGGGGCCGTCGGTGCTCCGAAAGAAGCAACGCGGCCCCGGCCCGTCCTGGGTCAATGCCCAGCCATGGAAAGGTCACGGCTAGAAGGGTATCCCGTTCCCGTCGTCGTACTCGCTCGCGTCCTCAGCCGGCCGCTGCTGCCTCGGCTGCTGTCGAGCCTGCCCCGGTGTGGCCCTCGGATTGTTCGTGCGCCACTTGAGATAGCCGTTGAAGGACTTCTCCCCGGCCTGAATGTGCTCCTGCCAGGAGTCCTTGGCTGCTCCCTTGTACGGCGAAAAGAATGCAGCGTTGTACTTGGTCCCGGCGCTGCCGTCGTTCTTCGCGTACCCTTCGGCCTGGACCTTCACCACCACGACTCCGAGTCCGCTGGTCATGATCTTCTCGATGTCGTCGTCGGACTTCTCGTCGAACGGCTCCTCGAAGCCGAACGCCAGAGCGAAATCGGCGAGTTGGAACAAAGCGTTCTGGGTCAGCCAGAAGTCCCGGTCCAGCACGTCCCCCGCGTGGTCCCCTTCGACCACGACCAGCCGGATCATGATGCCCGGGGTCCCCTTGGCGGACGAGTTGAACCGCTCGAATCCGCATCCCGCCATGGTGAACTTGCCGGTCGCCCGGAGAAACGACGTTGACGGCCCGTCGTCAGAATACCCCTTGTCCTTGCGCTCTTTGGCACGCGCTTTCGGATCGATCATTTCACACTCCTTGTGTCTCGTGCATGTCTCGTGCTGCTGGGTACGATGAAAAGCCCCGGTCACCCAGCCGGACCGAGGCCCCGTGAAAGTCTTAGTAGCTGGTATCCGTCGCGTCCGAAGTCTCCGCAGGTGCAGGCGACTCTTGCGCCGTCCCGCCCCTGGCGATGGTCCTGCCACCCGAGCCCGACGCGCCGGGAGGTCTTGCGCCCTCGACATGGAGATCCGCTTCCGCGCCCGCGAGCGCCGCGAACCACTCGCGAAGGTCGGCCGACACGATGCCCTTGATGGGCCCGAAGGACTTGGTGTAGAACCGGTCGTCTCCGTCTACGAGGCAAAGCCGCACCACCTCCCCGTCCACCGTCGCCTTGTAGAGGTAGGTGCAGATGTTGAAGTAGGCCGGCAGGGCCGCCTGGGCAGACCCGGAGAGCTTGGGGAACATGAGCCGCCGCCCTGTGGACTCGTCCTGCGTCGGCTCCGACAAGGCCAGCACCACGACGTTGTAGGGCAGGCCTCGGAGCATCCTCATGAAATTGCGCCACTTCACGGCGAGCGTCCCCCAGTCCTGCTTCGTCATCTCCGGCGCTGGCCCCTTCACCTGCTCCGGCGCTGCTGGAGCGGGAGCCGCCTTCTGCCCGACCGTCCGGCCTGCCACGGGCTGCGCTGTCGGCTGGACCTTGCGCTTTTTCTCGGCCACGATCTCGTCAATGAACATCTGCTGAAGCTCGGTCGCCGAGTCGAGCACGATGGTCTTGATCCCGGCCTTGAGAAACCGACCCGACGCAGCCGCTTGGAAAAAATCTCGCACCTGCTGCATGCTCTTCAGCCACCGGGGCTTGCCCTTGATCGACACGTCGGCGTCCCCGGCCACGATGGCGCTGGGGTTAGCTGTCCGGACCGTCGCGAAACCTTGGGGTTCGAGCAACGCCACGATCACGTCGTCGCACGAGGACGCAAGGTGCGTCTTGCCAGCTCCGGAGTCACCGTAGACCAGGATCATGTAGCTCATGTCGCTCGTGTCCACGTCTCCCGCTCGGGAGAACGACAAGCCCGTGATGCCATCCAGCGCGTCGGTTGTCGAAGGCTCGATAGCCGGAGTCGAGGGGACCACGCCCCCACAAGGTGCTTGCACCTGTTCGGACTTCGGCTCCGTCTTCGGTCCCGCATCGCCGGAAGTGGGCTGCACCTGTTCGGACTTCTCCGGCTCTGGGGTCTTCGTGACCACCTCGTCAGGCTTCGGGGTCGTCGCCGTCGTCTCCGTCTTCGGGTCTTCCGCCACCTTCGTCTCGGTCGTCGCTGGCGGGGTCGCCGCCTTTCCTCGGTTGATCCTTCGCCCCGTTGCCGGGGTCGCAGTCGTAGTCTCTTCGCCCATGGTCACCATCCAAGCTCAGTCTGTTGTTGCTGCTCCCCGTCGGCAGACTGCCGGTCGGATTCTTCCGCCCACCGCTGGGTCGGGGTCACGTAGTAGCCCGTCCGAGGGCAGTCTTCGGCCGCGCAGAGGTCCGAATACCCGCACCCACTTCCCGGCACTGTGCAAACCGGCGTCCGTGGGAAGAGCACGTCCAGCCCTTCGGCGTCATCACACCCTGCCGCCGCCTTGCGGAGCAGGTGCATCCTGACCGCCTTGGCGTAGATCTCGCGCCCGTACCTCTGGCGATGGCTCTCCCCGTACCTCATCCACGGACGCGAGTAGAGCCCGGGGTCCACCGTCTCAGCGAGGTACTGAAGGTGCTCCTCGTAGGGGGCCCGGTCCACGCCAGCCGCCTTGATGGCCCATTCGTACCTCCACGAAGGCACGCCGGAATTCATGGCCACCGAGAACCCGCCGTGTCCCGGTACGATACCGAGCGCCTGGCAGTAGTCCTCAGACTTGCGGCCCGTGACCTTGATGCCCTTGGCTTCGACCATCGCCTTGAGGTCGTCCATCTTCGGCGGGATCCACTTGAGTTCGTGCGGGTCCGGCTGGTACTTCGTGTTGCTGACGTCGTACATGAACCCGGCGATACCGGAGCACCCGAGATCCTGCAGGTGCCCCTCCAGAAGCCAGCAGTACCCCGGAAGCTGCGGGTCCACGCCCATCCCCTTTGGATACCGACTCGGCTGGCCAGACCCCTTGATGTCAATGACCCACCCGAGCTTCGTCACGCGGTCGCACCCGAGCACGTCCAAGTAGCCCACCTGATACCAGGGCCAGCGCACCCGACGGACCGACCCTTCCCCTCGGTCTGCCTTGGCAGTCGATCCCGGCCCGGTCAGGACCCAGAAGCCGTCCTCGTTCTGTTCGAGCGTGACTTCTGGCTTGAAGACCAGCCCGGTCTTCGGGTTGACGATGGCCCTCGACAAGGACATCTCGACACCGAGGATCTTGATGGAGTCCAGCGGCCCCGACTCCCACCGCTTGAGGTAGCCCTGGAGCATCCGGCGCAAGGTCTCCTCTACAAGGTCCGCATCGCCGGAAGAGATCTCCATGGTCTCGACCTTGGCACGGTAGGGAACCATCGCCATGGACAAGGCCGACTTCCCGGAGCCGTTGCAGCGCAAACACCTCGCACATGAAAGCTCCTTTCCCTGCCAGATCCCCGTGGCCTCGTCTACCACCCCAGACCCACGGCAGAACGGGCACCGATCCAGCCCCTCGTCAGGGTAGCCGGTGTCTTGAAGTGCCCACCACCTGAAGCAATCTTCCGAGACCTCATGCCACGCGGTCCCCAGGTCCATCGGGCCCGTGGACGGGGCCTTGAGGGCCTCGATCTGCGAGAGCAGAAACCGGCGCTCGCACGCCAGCTTGCCGACGTCGCTGTTCGAGATGGCGATGAACTTGCCGTTGTCTGGCAGGCCCGCTGCCATCGGGTAGCGGTCGATGATCGTCTTGACGTGGCCTGAAAACATGCTGTCCTCCGAGTACCGCACGAAGTTCGGGAGAGCGCTGAGTTGAGGTAGACACGCTCCCCCGGTGTGCTTCGTGGCTGGTCTCCTTGCTGGGGTTCGATCAGGTAGTAGCCAGGACTTCGAAGTCACCCGAGCCGGCGCATGATGGCCACGGCTTCGTCAACCGACACCGGCCTTGGCGCTCCCAAGCACCGCTCCCCGTACTCTTCGACGTAGGCCTTCTTCCGCGCTGACCAGTGGCGGGACATCGTGTCACCCCGGTCCACTACGTCGAAGACCACCGCGGGCTTGCCCTGGGGTCTGGTAGTCCGACCGGACCGCTGGCGGGCCTTCCCTGGGTCCTTTCCGGGTTGACCGAGCACCACGCAGTCCAGCTCGGGAACGTCCAGCCCTTCGTCAGCCAGCGACGTAGCGATCAGCACGTCCAGTTTGCCCGCCCGAAAGGCCCCGATCCGCTCGTCTCTGGCAGATGTCTTCGAAGATACGGCCGCGACTCGCACGCCTCCCTGTCCCGTCTTTCCGGCGATGTCTTCGAGCCCGGCCTTGCGCCCGACGAGCATCAAGACCCTTCGCCCGGTCCCCACCGCAGCCCGTGCCAAAGTCGCCAACAGGTGCTGACGACTACCGTCAGTGAACAGCGCCGTGGAGGTCTTGCCCCAGTCGAGGTCACCTTGCCTGGCCTCGCAGTCAATTTCCAACAGGTGCGAGCATCTTTCCAACTTGACCCCTCCGCGCGGACCGGTCACCCGGCGCTTGCCTTGGCACTGGGCTTCTCCTCGCTGCCACGGTCCCCACGGGTGTTCCCCCTTGAACCCGCACTCCGAGCACGTCAACCGCCAGCGATACTCGGCAGGCCCTGGCCCCCACTCGGATCGGACCGGGATGATCGTCGGGCACTGGAGGAACCCGAGGTCTACGAGCTCACGCGAAGTCCTCCTGAAAAGCATCGGACCGAGCAAGACCCGAAGCAGGAAGCCCCACCCGTCCGACCGGTCCGGCGTTGCGGAGAGCCCGAGCCGCCACCTGGCAGCGCACCGGTCTACGACGTAGCGGAACTGCCTGCACGGGACATGGTGGATCTCGTCTCCAAGCAGAATGGCCACCGAGTCCAGGAACGGCTGGATGTCGGGCCGGTCGTAGAGACTCTGCACCGTAGCCACGGCCACCTCACCCGGCCTCAAGGGTCGCAGGTCCACCCGGCTCCCGCCCCCGATCAGCCTCGGTCTCACCTTCCCGGCGCTGCCTCGAATCAGGGCCCCGTCCCACTGGTCAAGCAGGTCAACGCTCCCAACGAGCACCAGAGAAGATTGATTCAGGTGCAAGACACTTGTTGAACCGAGCGTGGTCTTGCCCCCGCCGCAGGGCAGGACCACATACCCCTGCACCCGCTTGGCGATCTCGGCATGCGCCTCAAGCTGGTATTCACGGGGCACCACGGCCAGATCTCCCACCGGCACCCGTGCGCGAGTCCGATCCCAGGTCATCCGGTCCTTGAACGCGAGGTCCACCCCGCATCCCCTGGCGATGTTCCGGAGCGCCTCAGTCAACCCGCGAGGCAGGCAGACGAACCCGTCCCGCCTCGACACCGCAGACCATTTTGGCCTCGTCCACGTCGCGTCCTCACCTCTTGCCGATGGCGGTAGTGGCTCCGGGTTGACGTAGCTGAACGAGAGGTCCACCTGCTCCGACATCGCCGGAGAGAGGTCAGACTCCTTGATGCGGAGCTGCGAGTCTACCAGGACTTCAAGGGGCATCTTTCGGCACCCCAGCCACGCCCGGAGGCCACTCCGTCAACCCAGCGAGGCGCTGGGCTCCGTAGACCCTGGTGGAGCACAGGTCGCAGGTCAGGCTGATCGGAGTCGTCGCCTTGACGCGCTCCGGGTTCTGCGAAAAGCGCACTCCGCACACGGCTTTATCTGGGTCGTCGGTTCTTGGTGCGTGACATGTCACGGGCTCACCTCCGCCCCATAGTAGCCTCAAGAACGAGCCCGGCCCCCTTTGCAGGAGACCGGACCGTAACCCAGCAATTGTCGGCCAGACTCGCTCGGTATCCCGAGCACCACCGATGCTACGGCTTCGGGTGGCGTCAGTCTCTGGCCTGGGAGTCGCGCGGACTCCTGGACGACGCATCGCCAGACGGGTGGCATGAAGATGGTAGCCACCGAGGCCCCGCGCGTCCACCTGTCATTCAAGGGCTCCCAGTCCTGGGTCCTGGTTGTGCTCCTTCGCCCATCGAGTCCATCTGCGCCCCTTGACCCTTGTGTGCCCTGCCACCATCCGCACCGACCCGTCCGGCCGAAGCCAGCCCGTCACCCCGGCGATGAATCCGAACCTCTTGATGCTCGCTGCCACGTCTTCCGTCGCGGAGTTATCCCCGTCGTTGACCCTCGGGTTTCCCTCCCAAAGTTCTATTTCCGAAATGGATATCCAGTCTCCGGCAGAAGCTACCTGACGGGCTCGTCCTTCAAGGTCGGTCTTCTTCTTTCTGGGCATCTGGTACCTACATCGCCGGAAAGGTCTCTACAGGTGCAAGCCACTATAGCCAGCTCCCGATGTAGTAGCTCCCCCGTCATCTCCCTCGCCTCGCTCGAAAAGGTGTAGCCCCTCCTTGACGCCGGGCCTCGGAGGGGTGTACACCAGAACCGTCCAGGCTGCACTCACTTCTATCGGGACTCAACCGGTAGAAAGACGGGCCACCTGATCACCCGAGTCAACCAGTCGCAATGGTCAACCACCCCGATTCTAACCGCACCCGGCTTACCCGTCCATCCTTTTCATGCAAGGATCGGCGTTGACCGGCGCTGCGCTCGCCCGAGTCGAGGCCCCCACCTGGGCTGACCTCCTCGTTGAAGAACTGCTGGGCTTCACGCCCACCCGACTCCGCGCTGCCATCGTCATCCTGCACGACCACGTAGTCCGCGCCTTTCTCGCGTCCGATGGCTCCTACATCTCCGAGCGATGCGCTGGCTATTTCGTCCCGCACGGGACCATCTCCCGCGACATCGCCCGCCAGGTCTTCCCCGACGTCTACGCTCTACTCGGAGCCGAGCCAGTCACCACCCCTGAAGCTGCCCGACTCGGCTACCCGGTTCGAGACCTCGCCCCCGGGCAAGGTAGGGGCACCCACTACCGAGTCACCCCCGAAGCGCATGCCATTGCCGAGCAGGTGCTCGAAGCCCTCGCAGGTCAAGGGCACGCTCCCCCAGTCCAGGACCACCGGTGCTACGGCCCCGCAGTCCAGGTCCCTGGACATCGCAAGGGCCAGAAGGTCTTCATCCGATGCCCGAACCACGAAGGCCACTCCCCGAACGCCGTGGTCAACCAAGAGACCGGGTACGTCTTCTGCTTCTCGTGTGAGACCATCATCGGCAAGGCCAAGGTCCTTGAAGACCTTGCCGTCCTCTTCCAGCCCGTCGTCTCAGTCAAGGCCAGTCCCGCCTGTCTAAGACTCTGTGAGTCAGGAGACCCAGGGGGCATCGCTACCCCCGGTCTACCCCACAGGGGGTCTTATTGGGACGTGCCTGTTTCTACCCCGTCGAATGCGCTCTTTCTCGTTGACCGCTCCCTTGAAGCTGGGGACCCCGGGCCGGCCCCGATGGTACTCGGCAAGCCGTCAGGACTGGCCTTCTACGATGACCCCTTGGACATCTCCAGTCCTGACTATGTAGTCCGCCCCCAAGGGTACGGGTTCACGATGGGCAAGCACTACGGTGGCGAGAACGAGTCTGTAAGACGTGGGTTCCACCGGGCTTTTTCCGCTGCTACCTCGTTGACGGACCTTCTCCACTATGCCGACGGCCGCGCCAAGAACGAGAAGGTCTACTACGGTGCCTTGGCGGCCACGAACACGATGATGTTTTTCTGCCGTCCGAAAGCCGTTCTTCCCGACCTGTACGTCTCCATGGACCTGCACGGGTTCACCGGAGTCCGCGAGTTTTCGTCCGGTCGTGAGAGCATGAACATCCTTCAGCCTACCGGCTTCGTGCCCGTCTACACGGAATGGGTCGGCGTTGACATCGACGATATCGAGACCATGCCCGAGTGGAAGCACCTTGCAGAAGCTGCCCAAGAAGTCCAGGCCATCCTGGTAAACCACCCGGTCTTGTCGGGTACGATGGCCATGGTCAGGACGTCAGGAACGGGCGTGCAGGTCGTCGTGAAGCTCCGTCAAGGAAGGTGGGACCCACGCGCCTTCTACGCCGATCCTCACGTCCAGCGGATGCTCGCGTCCCTTGACCGCGTGGTCCTGGACGCGCTCCACGCCCACGGCGTAGTCGGAGGCCATGCAGACCCGAGCATCCATAGCGCCGGTCGGTACGTGCGCCGGCCAGGCCCACGGGTGGACAAGCAGGGCATGGCGTGCGTCGCGAGGTTGGTCTGGTGCTCCGAACCTCCGAAGGCGAGAAAAAAGAGGGTCGTGAAAGAAAAGTGCGAACAGGTGCAGATAACTAGTGACAGGCTAACCTGAATCGTGTTACTGTTAGAGCATGAAAAGCGGTTGCTCTTCATGAAACCCCAGCCCGAAGGAGCCTAAAATGTCCAGCCACCTCGTCACTACCTCCCGCATGAGCAACACTGGATTCCACGCCAATGGCAAGCCGAATTGGTGGGCTCGCATCGGCTCTGGCGACTCTGCTCGGTTCCTCTCGATCCCCCGTGTTCGGGGAGACGAAGTCCTCGACGCCGTCGTCGATGTCGAGCCCGGCACCGAGGTCTTCTGCGGGGCTGGCAAGGGCACCTTCAAGACCGTCCGTTGCACGGTCGTCACCAAGTAGCTCTCACCTGCTACCACCTTCCCCTATCAGGAGTCATCATGCCCTTCACTTCCACCTCCCCCGACGTCACCTCCATCGACCCCCGCATGGGGACCTTCTGTTGGTGGGACCTTGATGCCAGCCAGGTCACGCCAGAGCACCTTCGAGACGTGCTCGCGTCCGAAGGTCTCACGGATATCTCGGTCCCCGACATCGACCCCGTGTCGGCCATCCGCAAGGCCGCTGGGAATTGGGCTACCGGTCGCGGGAACAACGACCGCTACAAGGCCGAAGTCACGGCCATCGACGGCGGTAGGGTGTACGTCGGTATCCTCCAGCATCGCCGGGAGGGGTCTCGTGAGGTAGCGTGGGGCCAGACCGAGACCCTGTGCTACGACACGGTCAGCAGGGAGTGGGTCAACGCGTACCCGAGCGAGGTAGGCCAGGGCTTCATCAAGTCGGCCGACGACTTCCTGAAGTACCTCGATCACAGGTTCCTTCGTCCCTCGGTGCTCGTGCCTCAGCTCGAAGCCGCGTCGGCTATCTCCCTCCGTCGCCAGGGCGGGATCTACTTCGCCCCGCTGGCCTCGCTGGACATCGTGAAGCGCCTCAAGAGGATCGTGGGCCAGTTGGGCGGGTGCAAGTTCCACCTCTGCATGGTGGAGAACGACGGGGATAGCCGCGAAGGCGTCGGGGCTGGCGTCCAAGACCACGTCCTCGGTCAGCTCCTCGATGTCGAGAAGCAGCTCGAAGACTGGCGGACGACTTCGAGAAAGATCCGCACGGACTCCCAGGCCAACGTCCTGGGCCAGCTCGCGACCCTCCTCGGGCTCGCGGACCTCTACGAGAAGACCCTCGAGGTCTCGTTGCAGGACCTCCGAGCCAAGGTCACCGAGTGCCAGGACGAGGCCATGCGCCTCCTGGCGGTGTCGAAGTGAGCGCCCCCGCCTTTCATTTTCAGGCTTCCACCGACCTGGCCTACACCCCGTCCAGGTGGGAGCGGTTCCTCTTCGACGCTCGGCTCCCGGCGATGGCCTCGCAGGTCTCCCATGTGGCGGAGGCGGTGCGCGAGCACCATCGCCCCACCATGCGGAAACTGGCGACCGTGGAAGAGCGCGAGGCCGCCATGCAGGCGGTCAAGACCGACTCCGAGACCTTCGGAGCTGAGACCTTCGCCCGGTTGTACAACGACCCCGAGAAGGTCGCTGACGCGAAGGGCTGGGCACCGTCCGCGCACGCCATCGCCGACGAGCTGCCGGAGTGGTCGTCTCTTCGTGAGGCTGTCAAGGGCGATCCCGACTTCTCGGCGATGGCAGCGCAAGAGGTTCTTTCCGCCATCGCCGGAAGGCTCCCCGAACTTCTCAAGTCGGTGGACCAGGAAGCCGAACAGCAAGCCCAGCAGCCGGGCCAGGGCTCCGGTGCTGGTGAGGGCCAGCCCACCCCCGGCGATGGCAACGAAGAAGGCGACGGTCAAGGCCAGCGCCGTTCTGACCAACTCGGCAAGGCCGGTCAGCAGCTACGAGCTGCTCTCCGTGGCGCTTGTGACAGGGCATCGAAGCAGGTCTCGGAAGCCCGCGAGGCCATGGAGTCGCTCGCACCTGGAAGCGCCTATGCGCCTCCGACGCATGAGCAGAAGGACTCCAGGCGGTTGGAGCTTGCCCAGACTTTGCTCCGCAACCCGAACCTTCGCGCGGTCCTTCGCAAGGCCGGGAAGCTCGTTCGCCTTGCCGAGCGCACCGAGGCCCGCAAGGACCCCCGCGCCTGCGGGCTCATCTCGGGTGTCACGCTTGGTAACGACCTTCCCCGCGTGCTTCCCTCTCAGCTCGCATTGCTCGGCAACCCGGCGCTGAAGGTGCTCGTCATGAAGGGCCTCGCTGAAAGGTCCCTCCCCCAGTACAAGGTCGAAGGTAAGACCCCGCAGGGCAAGGGCCCGATCTGCATCCTCGCTGACGAGTCGGGCAGCATGAAAGGCGCTGGCGAGACCTGGGCAAAGGCCGCGATTCTCGCGTGCCTCCAGCTCGGGCAGAAAGAGAAGCGCGAAGTCGCCGTGGTCATGTTCAACCACGGGATCTCTGACGCCTGGATTGCCCGGACCAACGGCAAGGTTGAGACCCTCCCCTCGACATCGCCGAAGGGAGCGACCGCGAAGCCTTGGGGCAAGGTCATAGACCTGGCCCTTGAACTCTGCACCCGGCACGCACGGGGCGGGACGGACTTCAACGCGCCCTTGTTCTGGGGCCTGGAGTATCTGGAGAGCCAGCCCCGCGCGGACTTGCTTTTCATCACTGACGGGTGCGCTGACGCATCGCCGAAGGTGCTCGACATGGTCAAGGCCGCCAAGGCGGCCCTCGGCCTGCGGGTCTTCGGAATGACGGTAGGTGGCGGGTCCATCTCCCCGGCGGTGCGGAGCTTCTGCGATGAATCGATAGACATCGACAAGGCCGAAGATGCGGAAAAGGCCGCGTCCAAGGTCATTCCTGTCAGACGGTAGGAGGTCCTGTGTCTCATCTTCTCCCCGGCGCCCGAGTTCAAGCCAAGGGCCAGCCCGGCTCGATCAACTACGTCCGCATGGCCCCGCCCGACTACCGCGAGCCCGAGGTCTACAGCGTGTTCCTCGACTCGCAGGCGCTTCGTCCTGGGTACGCTGGGACGGCCTTCCCGGTGTCGGAGGTGCTCCCGGTCGATGAAAATAAATCGCTACAGGTGCGAGAATCTTCTTGGATACCCGTTGACAGTCTAACGTGATTCAAGTTATACTTATGACATCAAGAGCAGTTGCTTCTTGACCCGCCCGCCCAGCAAGGAGCCCCGATGTTCACCCCCGCCCAGACCGCAGCCCTCGTCAAAGTCGCCAACCTTCGAGCCGACATCTCGAAGAACTTCTTCGAGCGCCAGGCCGAAGCCACGGTCCTCTGCGTTGCTCTCCTGGCCCGCGAGCACGTCCTCCTTCTCGGGCTCCCAGGAACGGGCAAGAGTGCCCTCACCAACGCCGTCTCAGGTGCGCTCGGGTCCAAGACCTTCGACCGCCTGCTGACCGCATTTACCATGCCCGAAGAGCTGTTCGGGCCCTACTCGATCACGGGCCTCCAGGAAGACCGCTACGAGCGGAAGACAGAGGGCTACCTCCCCACCGCTCAGGTGGCCTTCTTGGACGAGATCTTCAAGGCAGGGTCGCCGATCCTGAATGCCCTGTTGACCCTCCTGAACGAGCGGGCCTTCGACAACGGGACCACGCGCCAGACTTGCCCCCTCGAGATCGTCATCGGGGCCAGCAACGAACTCCCCGCCGACAACACCCTGGATGCCCTCTATGACCGGTTCATGTTGCGCCGGTGGGTTAACCCCATCAAGGACCGGGACGCCAAGAAGGCGCTCCTTCGGTCCCATGGCCGCCCCGTCGTGTCGGTCACCTTGACCCATGCTGACCTTGAGACGGCTCGCGAAGCGGTCTCCATGGTCACGATCCCCGAGACCGTCGAAGATGCGCTCCTGGACCTCCAGGACGCCATCGCGACGGAGCTCGGGATCTACGTCTCCGACCGTCGGCTCTGCAAGCTCGCGAAGCTGGTGCAGGCTATGGCCGCGCTGGCAGGCAGGGACTTCGCGACGACCGACGACCTGCTGGTGCTGACCGACGCCCTCTGGCAGAAGCCGGAAGAGCGCCCCGCCGTTCACGCTCTTGTGTGCAAGGCAGTTGCCCCGGCGCTTGCGGACGCCCTCAAGGTGCTTGACGCCGCTGTCGAGCTGATGAGCAACGTCCCTGCCGCCGGGCTGGCCAACGTCCAGAAGTTGGCCGAAGCCAACAACGCCCTCTCGCAGATGGTCCGAGAAGTCCGGGCCATGGCAGACGGTAACGATCGGGTGCTCGAAGTCGCCAACCAGATCGGCGGGTTCCAGTCGGACATCGCCAGGAAGGTGCAGGAATCCCTTCGAGCTCGCTGAAAGTAACCGGATTCCACTTGCCCCTAACCAGCTACCGGTTAGGGGCTCTTCGTCGGGTGTAGTTGCCCCGAAGGAGCCCAGCCTTGATCGACCCCCGAAACCGCCGACGGCCTACGCACCCCGCGTCAATCGCGCCGCCCGAGATCCTCGACATCGCCGAGGTGGTAGCACTCCACCTGGAGCTCGCCCCTCTGCGCGCGCTCCCCTGGGAGCCGCTTCAGGTCCGGTTCGAGGCGCTCACCACGGCGCTCCATGGTGGCGAAGGGTGCTCGGTCAACGTCGCGCACCAGCTCCGGCGATGGGCCGGTAACTGGTCGCACCTGAACCTAACTATCAGGGCCTTCTACGAGGCCCACGCCGAAGACCGGAACGTGTCGGCGGCCATCTGGTTCCTGCTGGACGGGCACTACGTCTCCGGCGTTGTCCGGGGCTTCGTGACGAGACTCTGGACCGACATCCACGGGTGCCCGCCCGACATCGACATCTTCCCCCGCCCCGCCCAACCTGCTCCGAGGTTCGCATGACCCCATCGATCCCCCTCAAGCTCACCCCCGACCATGCCGACGCATGGGCTTTCGTCTTGTCGCACCAGAAGCAGATCGACCGGTTCGCTTACAAGTTCTTCGCCAAGATGGAGAACGAGGCGGACCGAGAGGACGCCAGGTCGGACTTCATCGCCCGGATCGTAGAGCAGTTCCCGAAGTTTCAGCGGTTCTCGGAAGTCCGCAACCCCGAGAAGCTTCTGTCGAACTGGCTCGGGTGGCAAGCCCTGGCCGTGCAGCAGACCTACCGTCGGTCGTTCAAGAAACGGGGTCACGAAGGCACGTCTGACGAGAAGGTGCTCGTGACTATCTCTTGCCAGGGGTTCGGGTCTCACGAGTCCGTCGGGTCGTCGCTGGCTCGTCAGTCCGTTGAAGCGACCATCGAGCGCCTGTTCACCGTGGCAGACAAGCGCCAGCGTGAGGCCATGCTCGCGGTCCTGACCGAGGCCGACGTGGCAGACCTTAAGGCGCACCGCCAGGCGCTGACGGATCTCGGCTACTGGCGCAAGAAGCCCGCGCCTCGTCAGGTTGCACTTTTCGGGTAGACGGGTAGAGGCTACTACGGGGCAGGAGAACTCAATGCCTCGAATCCTGCCCGCCCCCTGCCAGCCCGGCGCTGTCCCTAACCTTTTCTCGCTCTGGTCTCAGCTTGTCGAGCTCTGGCTTGCCCTGCCCCCCGAAGAGGGCAAGACCAAACGGACGCACAAGGACATCGCCGACATGCTCGGCGTCCCCCCGCAATCCATAAGCCAGTGGAAGACTGGCTCGTCGAAGCACTCGCCTCCGAGCTGGTGCTACATGATGTGGCTCTGCCTGGACGTCGGAGTCATCATTGTCTTTGACCCCGAGACCGGGGCTCGACTTCATCGAAAAGACTATACACCTGCAACCAACTAGCCGACACCCTGGGGCGGGCATTCTCTCCTTCTTCGCCTGTCTTCAGGGTAGCCGGTTCTCTTGAGGAGAAATCATGCAATTCACTTGTACCCAGGCCGATATTGTCGTCGCGCTCGCCATGATTCAGGGCATTGGCAAAAACGCCAAGACCCTGCTTCGCGTAACCGAGCACGAGATCGAGGTGGTCTCCACCGATTCTGAAATCACCATGGCCGTGAAGTGCGCGGCCACGGTGGGCCTCGATTCTTCGTCGATCATGGTGGACGCCCGGCACTTCTTCCAGGTCGTGAAATCGCTCCCGTCAGGGACGGTTGATGTCAAGCAGGAAGACAACTACCGCATGGTCATCGACTGTGGCCCAGCCCACTTCAAGACCTTCGGGCTGGATCCCAAGGACTTCCCGGCGCTGCCTCCGTTCGTCGCCAGGTCTACCATGGTCGTCAAGGGCCTCGTCCACCTGATCGACCAGGTCTACTTCTGCATCCCGGCCGAAGACAACCGATACGGGATCAACGGATGCCATTTTGAGGCCGAGGATGGGCACCTCCGGCTGGTCAGTACCGACGGGTCCCGGATGGCGTACTCCGAAGCCGAGTTCCAGGGCGACTTCAAGATCCCCCCGAAGACCTTGGTCTCCCGGAAGACCCTCCAGGAGGTCAAGCGGATGGTAGGATCTGACGAGGTCCCCGCGTCCATCTCGTTCGGGAAGTCCAACATGATCCTGGTCAAGACCGACCGAGCCCAGCTCCACGCCCGTCTCGTAGACGGAGAGTTCCCGCCCTACCGTCGGGTACTCCCACAGTCTCACCTTCGCCGAGTTGAAGTTGACCGCGTGGCCTTGGTCGAAGCCCTCAAGCGCGTGGCGTTGGAGGCTCGAGACAAGTCGTCGACCATCAAAGTTCAGTTCACCCGCGAGGAACTTCTGGCCTCGTCCAGGTCTGTCGAGTACGGCGAGGCCTCGCACCCGGTTCCCGTGGTGATGACCGGGGAAGACGCGACCATGGGCCTTAACGCCGCGTTTCTGCTGGACGCGCTGAACGCCTTCGATGACGGCGTGGCGACGATGGAGCTCGGTGAAGCTCTCGGACCGTGCGTCATTCGGCCCAAGGACAAGACCGAGTGCCTGTTCATCGTGATGCCAATTCGGCTGGATTGACACGGGACCAAGATTCAAGTCGTCTTCGCAGCCCTGCCCGTCCGTCCACGTTTACCCCCTACGGAGTGGTAAGGAAAGTGGGTCTGGAACCTGCCAGGTTCTGGAGGCGCGGAGGAACCTTTGTTGATAGACAAGAATTCTTGGGAATAAGTGTAATCAGGTGTTGAAATCTAACCGGATCGTGCTTATCTTTAGATGGTAAGCAGTTGCTTACATTGAGTCCCCACCCAGTAAGGAGCATCCCATGAAAACAATTCTCGCAGCCCGAGAAGAAGTATTTGTCTACATCTCCATTTGCCGTGATAGTGGCATGGAGGCCGGCATCGAGGGTCTCCTCGCCGTGGAGTGCAACGGCGACTGGGACGACCTTGGCGGCTATGACGCCATCGAACCCCACCTCATCGATGCGGCCCGCGAGGCGGGGCTGGAGTAGCCCCTCCTCTCTCCCCTCGCGAGTCGAGGGGAGACAAGAGGGACTACCCCCTCCACACCGCCCCAGCCGGTAGCCGGGGAAGGAGAAACAATGGAAAACAGGATCAAACAGTACTTCAGCAGCGGCGGGAGAGTTGCCGGAGACATCGAGGCCCGCATTCTCCCCGGAACGAGCCCGTGGGAGAGGGACGACGGGAGCTTCCTCGTGAGCCTGTGGGATCGCGAGAAAAACGTTGAGGAGGGCCGGGCTTGGATCCGCGACACGGACCTATCGGCATGGATCTCGGGAGAGGCAAAGTGAACGCGAACCAAACCCTATCTCGCGCCCAGGCCATCTCCATCGTCGAGTCGTGGGCCGCCAGGGCCTCTCGATGGAGAGGCGCGCTCAAGGCCAACCAGGGCTCCCCCGTCGGGGATACTGGAGGAAAGGACATAAACGGAATCAGTGACATCCCCCGCCCTGTCGCCCCCCCACCCGAGGGGGGGGGCATCGTAAGGGCCGGCGCGGATCTCCGGGGGGCGGACCTCCGGGGGGCAAGCCTTCGATGGGCAGATTTCACGGAGGCGGACCTCTCGGGGGCGGATCTCACTGGTGGAGACATACAGATGGCTATCTTCACGGGAGCGAACCTCACGGAGGCGAACCTCCGTGGAGCTAACCTCCGGGGGGCTTACTTCTGGGGGGCTTACCTCCGGGGGGCGAACCTCCGTGGAGCTAACCTCTGGGGGGCTTACCT